AGGCATCTGTTCGCTGGAATGTCAGTGAGCCCAGCGCAGAAAGCGGCGGCCGTGCGGGCAGCGCGGGTTCAGGCACAGCGCGCCCGCGCCGCAGTCCTCGTCGTGGTTCATCGGCAGATCGGGGTGGTTCTCGCACACCAAGCCGTCGTCACACTGGCAGGGCTTCGCGCTGGGCGTCACCAGCAGGCTCAGCACGAGCTGCGCGAACGTCCGTCGCTCCATGCCCTAGTCTACATCGTGCAGCAGCAGGGTCGCTCATGAAGCAGACACGGAAACAAAAGGTCGCCTTCCAGCAGCGCGGCGCGTCGATGCGTGCGATGGACCAGCAGGCACGTCGGTTCAATGCCGCCGTCGAATCTGGTGAGTTGGTGATTACCCATCATCTCTGCGCGGGTGGCTGTGGTCATCCTGTGGCGTCGCCTGGGCTCTGCGGGGAATGCGCCTGCGAGGACGACGGAGCGATCTGGTGATGCCGAAGTGGCTCCATGGCGCCCGCGTCCATTCCGTGCTCCTCGAAGGTGAGGACGCCGCGCAGCCGCGCAAGCTCACGCTGACCGGGCCAGCGATCCGGATAGGCGATCCCGTGCTCGTAGATGATCACCAGGGCGTGATCACCGGGATCGAGGCGTCCACGGTCATGGTGCGAGTCGACGAGCGTGCGCGGCATGCTGAGAAGCCGCTGGACCCTCGCTGCCCAGACTGTCAGGCGCCGATGGTGTCGCGCACGGGACCGCATGGGCGGTTCTGGGGATGTAGCCGCTATAAAGGCGGCTGCCGCGGCACGCGCGATTCGATGGGTCGATCACCGCGTGAACGGAACGAAGGCCGAACAGAGAACCCGGCACCACAACGTCGGAACAGGTGGATCGACTGATATGAGCTGGTTGGGCGTCAAGTACGCACTGGCGTGCCGCGACGAGCGGGTGAAGGGCAGCACCAGGCTTGTCCTCGTCGCGCTCGGCGTGCGCGTGGACCATCGGCGTATCACGACGTGCCCGACGTCACTCGGAGACCTCCGATGGCTCACGTTCCTGTCGGTCGAGCAGCTCCGGCGCATCCTAGACGACCTCGAGACATGGAGCTACGTCCGCCGGCTGAGTCGAGGAAAGAACGCCGTCTACGCGCTCCCGCTGATGGCCGGCCCGCTGTTCTCGGTGGACGCCGGAGATCCGGTCAAGATGACCGATTTCATTATCGAGGGACTCCCGAAGGAAATCGGGCAAGATGCCCGGAAAGTCACCGGACGAATGACCGATTCTCGGCGGCGGATGACCGATTTTTCGGGCCGCCGTGCCGGAGGTGTCCTTTTTTCTGAAGTACGTATTACGGAAGTACCTACTACTACTGATGGAGCAGCAGCAGATTTCCTCGACTGGTTCTCCGCGACGTTCCAGGCGAAGCGCGGCTATCCGTATCGAGTGAAGCGCGAAGCCGCGCTCGTGGTGATTCATGACCTCTTGCGCGATCGCTCGGTGCGCCGGCTCGAGGCGATGGCGTTGTGGATGTTCGCGGCGGAGCGTGACGAGTGGATCGTCCGGTCGGACTACAGCCTGTTCGTGCTGCAGCACAAGGCGAGTTACCTCGAGGGCGTCGTCGTGCAGAACGACGGTCACGGCCCGATGGAGGCAACCGCGTCATGAGCAGCCGGCGCAAACGTCGAGCGACCTACGTGCCGCAGAAGCGATGGCAGCGCATCGAGCACCACATCGTCTGCGCGAACGGTAGCCACCACGTGTATTCGGGCTATGCGCTGTTCTGGCCCTGGCGGCCGGACCGACCGCGGTATGTGCTCTGCGAGAACCACGCGAACGCGATCGGGTTCGTGCGCGTCGAGACGCGGATGCCACCTCGAGACGGCAAGGTCGAGGCGCTCGGGAACGATCAATGAATTGCTCGGAGTGCCCGAACATGTTGAACCGCCGGCAGGTGCGGAACGGGAACCATACCTGTAGTCGCAAATGTGCGGGGCATCGACGCAGCCGGTTCATCACGGAGGCCGAGGCGCAAGCGTTGACGGCTCGAGCAGTGGACGCCAATCGCCGGCTCTCGGCACGCCGCATCATCGGGAAGATCACCGACGACCTGAAGCCCCACGTCACGCCAGACGGGTTCGTGCCGGCGACGATCGCGGCGCGCGTCGCGGTGAAGTGGCGCCGTATCGGGTATTGCCGAGGGTTTGGAGCGAGTTATCAGCGTCGCCGGCGGAGTGCGCGCGACGATTCACGTGTGCAGGTTTCACGAGGAACACAGGGAGGCAGTTGATGCAGACGACGTGGCAGCCGAAACATGATCAGTTGTTGGTGCGACCGTTGACGCCGGCAGACCGCACGCTCGGCGGAATGTTCATCATTCCCGAAGAGCATCGCGAGCGCCCGATGATGGGGGTGGTGATTGCCGCCGGGCCCGGCATGGTCGCGACGGAGACCGGACGGACGGTGCCGATGTCGAGCGCGATCGGAGACCTCGTCGCGTTCGGGCGCTTCGCCGGCTCGGATTTCGACATCGACGGGCAGAAGGTGCTCGTCATGCGCGACCTCGAGGCCATTCTCCGGAAACCGCTCGGCACCTACGAACTCGTCGAGCACGAGGACGGCCGCTACCGGCACGAGGCCGGCTACCTCTGTGAGCATTGCCCGGCATCGACGGCGCTCGAGGATGAGCGGAAACGACTACTCGAGGAGACCGACGCGCGAGAGGGCGTCAAGTTGTGGAGCGACGCGCAACAGCTCTACGCCGGGCGCTGCAATGCGGAGTCGCCGGTGGAAGCCGAGGGCGAGCTCGCGATACGTTGCACGCGGTCGGCGTATCACGGCGGTGACCACGTGGGCGCGATGCACGGAACATCGTCCGCGTTGTTGCGCCGGTGGTCCGCAGTGGATCAGGGTGGAGTGGAATCCGTTGACCACGCGATCGCAGTGCCGTAATCTCGCAGCTCATGAGACCGTTCGACGACAGCTATGCGCTCGCAGAGGAGCCACAAGCCATCGTCGAGCGGCTCATTACCGACCTCGACGAGTTCGGCCATCTCACGAAGGCGTTCGTCGTGTGTGTGTTCTCGCAGCGTACGCCGATGCTCCGCGGTGCGCCGTGTGCCGCGTTCATCGGTTCGCCAACCGTGCAGGGGCCATTCGCCTGGCTCTTCGACTGGTTGATTGCGAGCCTGACCGTCCCGCTGCTCGACGGCGACGCGCCAGATTTCCTCATCATCATCGACGCCGCTTTGTGGCCGGAGCTCGACGCCGAGCGCCGGGAGCGGTTGATGTATCACGAGCTTTGTCACCTGCAGCCGAAAGAGTCTGCAGAGGGGAGCGGGATACGCCTCGGTCGCGATGGTCGCCCAATCCTCAAGGTGGTGCCGCATGACACGGAAGTCTTCCACGCCGAAGTCCGCAAATACGGGCCGGAGCTCATCGGGCTCGAGGACCACTGCATCGCGATCGTCGAAGGGTCGGCGGCGGCGCGCGAACGGCGCCTCGAGCGCCTCGCAGCCGAAAGCCCTGAAACCGCTCGACCTCGACGACGTTAAGCAGTTCGAGCAGGCGCTCGTCCGGTTCGAGGCTGAGGACGATCGGAAGAGATCGGAAACGGTCATTTTCCGACCGACGCCGAAAATGCGGCTCTACGTGCTGAAACTTCGAGGGGCGATGTCGAACAATCGCCCGGTGTCACAGCGCGCGATTGCGGCAGAGTCCGACGTGCATGAGGACGTCGTCTCGAGGTGGCACAAGGTGCCGGGGTTCGATGCGTGGATGGGTGAGGAGCTGTTCGGAGAAGCCCGGCGCATCTACCCGCTGGCGGTGGTCGCAGCTGCTCGACGCGCGGTGCGAACGGGTGACCCGGCGGAAGTCGAGAAGGTGGGCCGGCTGCTCGGTGAGCTCCCGAGCGGCTACGAGTCTGGTGACCCGCAGCAATCACCAGGCGTCGCGGTGGTGGTGAATCTGCTCGTGCCGCGGCCGGAGATGCCGGCGCCGGTGAACCAGCGGTGAAAAAACACCCAAACAATCTACTTGATGCGCGGAAAGTGAGGATTTAGGCTGTGGGCCATGCTCGACAATATTTTCCGAGACTTCACTGCCGAATTCGCGCTTGGGACGATAGCCGCTGGCTATGTGTTGACCGGCATTGAGCGCGCGATCATGTGGGTCTTTAACGCGCCAGTCCGGCGGCAATGGGCGTTCTGGTCGATTCTGCCCTTCGCCCAGGTTGTGCTGATCATTCTAGTGGTGGGCTTGTTTCGACCTACGCAGGAACGCCCTGATTTCAGTCGTTCAAGTGTGATGGATTACACCATCGGCGAGATGGATGGAGACGAAGAGGTTCCTGGGCGATCAAGCGTGACGGGCATCACTGTAAGGGTAGCGCTGAGGAACACGGGAATCGCGAGCGCTATCGATTCTCCAAACATCAGCGTGGTCACGTTGGCAGGTAAAGCTGTTCCTGGGCGATTTACTAACGCAGCCACACTTGTAATGAAGGATGGGAGGAAGGTTAGGCGCCAAGGTACGTCGATAGACCCTTCAAGCATTGTATCGAAGGGCGGCATAGGTACGCTGATCCTTGTGTGTCGATTTGAGAATATCCGCAAGGAAGAGGCCGCGCGCGCAGGGTCCAAGCTGGTGCTGAAATTCAAGGACACATTTGGCCGAGATTATGTGGTCGAAACGGTCATGGATGGCACTGGGCGACTGTTATGAGGACGGCGCGTTACGAACCAGACCACAGGGGAGACCCCGCATCACCTGAGTCCCCGTGAGTGAGCGCCGCGAGCGCTTCCTTCGGGCCCAGGAACGTCACCGATCTAAACCGCTACCAGTCGAGTTCACCTTCGGGTATCTCCACCCGGACGGTGGCTGCCCGCATTCCCCGCCGTGTAGTCCGCCGGCATCCAAACCCTACGGAGGCAACGACGAGGGCTCGCGCTGCCGGCCGCAGCCGAAGCAGTCGCTCGCGCACGTCAGCGTCGCGGACATCCTGTTCTACGGTGGCGCGGTCGGCGGCGGGAAGTCGGAGTTCGCGATCGTCGAAGCCATTACGCTGTGCCTGCAGTATGCCGGCAGCAAGGTCGCGATCTTCCGACGCACGCTGACGCAGCTCGAGCAGGAGCTCGAGGGCCGCATCATCCTGCTGGCGTGGGCCGACGACAAGAACTTTAAGGGTCCGAACGGCAAACTGTTCTGCAAATACAACCGCCAGCGTCACAAGTTCACGTTCTGGAACGGCTCCGAGCTCCATCTCTGCTACTGCGACCGCGAGTCAGACGTCTACAAGTATCAGTCGTTCCAGATCATCGGGCTGTTCCTCGACGAGAGCTCGCACTTCACCGAGTTCATGGTGAAGTACCTCATCACGCGCGTGCGGTCGGCGCGCAAGGGCGTCCCGAAGGTCATCCGGCTCACGTCGAACCCGGGCAACGTCGGGCACGGCTGGCACAAGCGCTGGTTCGTGCGACCGACGCCGGAGGAGCTCGGGGACCGGTCGGCGCCGGAACCCTTCGAGACCTGGCGCCCGCTGCCGATGGCCGGCGATCGCACGCCGCCCGAGAAGATCCTCACGCGGCAGTTCATCCCGGCGTGGTTCCACGACAACCTGGCGCTCTACGCGGCCGATCCGGACTATCTCGCGAAGGTGTGGGCGCTCGGTGGCGACAAGGCGCGGCAGCTCGCGGAAGGCGATTGGGACGCGAACGACTCGATGATCTGCGGGCCGTTCTGGCGCGAGCGGGTGCGCGTCTCGAGCACAGATACGCAACTGCTGCGCATGGGCCTGCGGCTCGATCAGGTGATGCCGTGGCACGTCATCCCTGACCGGACGTGGCGTCCACCAGTCGGCTCGAAGATTTACGGTTCGGTCGATTACGGCTATGGCGCTCCGTGGAGCTTCCACCTCCATGCGTCGATGCCCGGCGGCCACACGCGCACGTTCTTCGAGTTCTACAAGGCGCGCGTGCAGGACTCCGACCAGGCGAAACGCATTTGGCGCGCGCTGTCACAGGACGTGCTCTTCGCGGACGGCAAGACGCCGGTGCTCGAGGGGCTCGAGTGGGTGGTCTACGATCCGCAGATGGGCGGGTCTCGTCAGGAAATGGGACTCGCGAAGAGCATCATCGAGGTGTATCAGGAGGAGACGCACCAGAAGGTGCAGTTCCTGTCCGGCGCCGGCGGCCGGAGCGCGCGCATGTCACGCCCCGGTCGATGGATGGACGCGCTGTCGACGTCACCGGACGGCCTGCCGAATTGGAGCGTGACCGCGGCGTGTCCCGACCTGATTCGCACGGTGCCCGAAGTACCGTGGGACGAAGACGACCCGCAGGTGGAAGACGACGACAGCGAGAACCACGCCTACGAGGACGTCGGGCGGTTCTTCGAGGCCAGGCCACACGCACCGCGGCAGGCGCCGCCGGACCCGCTCGAGAAACTCGACCCGATCTCGAAGGCGCACCACGAAGCGCGCGCTCGACGCGACAAACCGGTCACGCGGCTCGACGTGCGCGGTTTCGGCGGTCAGTAAGTTACAAGGCTTTGTGGCTTTTTTCAGGCTCTGTGACTTTTTTCTTGCATTCGGATCTCGACTACCCGATATTGGGGTCACTCCAGTTTGAGCACACCAGATGAGAGCAACCGGGCCACGGGTGGGACGCACGTAGATGGGCGCCGCTGAACGCGTGAGTCGTCGTTCTGTGCTTCGCTCTGCGACGGAAGCCGTCGAGAAGACGAACGACGTGATCGAGCGCTACAACGATTGCGTGGCGGCCGTCAAAGAGCTCGGGCTCGACCTCACCACGGAAACCCGTGAGCGGAATGCCGACGTCACGCTGCTGCAGGCGCAGATCAACATCCGCGCGAATGTCCAAGCCGACGACAAGAAGTTCGCCGTGAGCGTCGATCGACGGTGCGACCACCTCGAGGCCAATCTCTCCGGTGTCGCCGGCCGCGTGAACGACCTGTTCGGGCGCTCGTTCTTTGGCCGGCTGAAGTTCGTGGTGCTCGGACGATGACGATCTCAGTGGCGGGGCTTGTCGGGTTCGCTGCGATCGCGGCTGTCGTCGGTGTCGCCATCGCGTACGCCATCTTTATGGCGAAGGTCGCGCGGTACGACGCGACACTGACCGCGGCGCTCGAGACGGTGAAGACGCTCGAGACCGACCGCGGTTACTGGCGCTCGAGGTGCGAGCAGTTGCTCGACGCGCAGCTCGTGCGGTCTACCGGCGGGCCGGTGATGCAGGAGAAGACCCTCGCACCGAATGAGCCGTCGAAGCAGTTGCTCTTCGGGATGGCGGTGACCGAGATCGACTCACGCAAGAAAGGTTCTGCCGCCAGCTAACGCCATGAGCTGAGCCTCCGGATGGTTCGTCGGGTTGACATCGAGCGGCAGAAACGGCAACCCGACAATTTACTCCACCAAAGCGACCGGGCCAGGACGCGGATGACGGGTGGTCGAGGAAGAGGTAGACGTCGAGACAGCGACGAGCGAGCAGCAGCCAGCGGCAGCGCCGGCGGCTGAGCGCGGGCGTCGCATCGACTATGCCCGCGATGCTCGCGCCCTCATGGACCGCGTCAAGGCCGACGCGCAGTCGAACACCGGACGTCTCGACCGCGACCGCGCCAACTGGTTCAATCTGAAATTCGACCGCGGCGGGCCTGACAATCAGTGGATCGTCTGGGACCAGGGCACGAGCCGATTCGTGCGCCGCGGCACCGACCCGAAGCAAGGCGGGATTCCCGAGGGGATTCCGCGCGTCGTCTCGAACGTCTTCTCGAACAAGGTCAGCGCCATCGCGTCACTGCTCGACCAGTCCGAGCCGGCGCAGCTCTGGAAGCCGGCGACCGACGACGACGAGGACATCGCCACGGCGGAAGTCGTGGGCGACGCGATCCCGGTGCTCTTGGAAGAGATCGACTACGTCAATGGCGGTTTGCGCTCGGCCGTCAACAAGAGCATTTGCCTGCAGGACAAAGTCGCGCTCTGCGTCTGGTACGACACCGACGACAAGTATGGCTTCGCACCGATTCCCCTGCTGCAGTGTCAGGACTGCAGCACGGAAATCTCCCCGATGGAGTTCGAGGATGCCGGCGAGGTCTGTCCCGAGTGCGCGAGCGAGAACGTAGGCGACGCCATCGACCCGACCGGTGTGCCGCGCGACATGATGCTGCCGAAAGGCAAGATGTGCTCGCGCATCTTCGAGAGTTTCGAGGTGTCGATCCCGCGGTCGGCGCGCGCCATCGATACGAAGCAGGTGCCGTGGATTCTCACGCATTCCCGGTATTCCGATGGTGAGTGCGTCGCGAATTGGGGCGAGAAGGCGAAGCGCGCGCTGAAGGCGGAGGGCTCGAGCGGTTCGGCCGGCGGGGTCCAGCGGCAGTATGCCGACGCGATGCGGAACCTGTCGTCGCCGCGCGTCTCGAGCGAGGCCGCGATGTCAGGCCAGGGCCAGCAGGATGGCCCGGTGGTCTTCTGCGTCTGGCATGACCCCATCAACGACGGCGAGATTTACCTCCCGCACGGCCTGTACGCCGTCGAGATCAACGGGATACTCGTCGAGCAAGGGCCGCTCCCGGTCGAGGACGATGACGAGCGCCCGGTCAAGAACGTGCTGCTGCGCACGTTCCAGCATCAGCCCGGCAGCGGTCACGGCAAGCCGCCGGCGGACGACCTCGCACAGCTCCAAATCTCGCGCAACCTCGTCGAGACCCTGATTCAGTTGATCTTGATGCACGACGCGGCGCCGCGGACGTTCGTGCCGCTCAGCGTCACGCTCGAGGACGAGATCACCGGAATGCCCGGCGAGACGATTCGGTATCGCTCGCACGTGCCAGGCGATCGGCCGCAGACCGACCGCGGCACGAGTCCTCCCGAGGGGCTCTACAAGTACCTCGAGATGATCGACGCGAAGTTCGACGAGCTCTCCAACCTCAACGCGGTCCTGCAGGGCGCGCGTCCCGAGGGTGACCCGACGCTCGGTGAAGTCGAGATTCTCCGCGAGCGCGGGATGAGTGCGTTCAGTGGTCCGCTCGGTCTCTTGATTCGGTTCGAGATGGACCTCTCGAGGTTGCTGATTTGGATTGCGAAGCGCTCCGCGTGGTCCGAACGGTTCCGGCAGCTTCGCGGGGAAAACGGCGGGTGGGAAGTCAAGCAGTTCAATGCGTCGGACCTGAACGGCCGCGTCGATGTCACGGTGGACCCGGCGAGTGCATGGCCGCAGAGCCCGATGATGCAGCGTCTGCGCTTGAAGGACGCCTTCGAGATGCAGCTCTTCGCGCCGCCGGCGCAAGACCCCGAGCTCGCGACGAAGCTCCTCGAGCTGTTCAACCTCGCGAAGCTGAAGCCGTCGATGGACGTGGACCGCAAGCAGGTCGCGCGCGAGCTCGATCGCTGGAAGGCCGCGCGCACGCCCAACGAGATCGGGCCGCCGGACCCGCTGAACAATCTGCCGATGCACTTGTTCCTGAAGACCCTCTTCCTGAAAACCGAGGAAGTCGAGCAACTGCAGCGTGACAACCCGCCGGTCTACATGGCGATGCGTCAGCACGTGATGATGATTCAGCAGATGCTCGCGCAGGCCGCAGCCGCGCAGATGGCTGCGGAGAATCCCGACACGCGCACGGCCGCCGAGAAGGGCGACCAATCCGGGGTCGATGCCATGGTGGAGAGTGGCGCGATCACGCCGGCCGGCTCGAGCGCCGGCGGTGTCGACGAACTGGTGAATGCCGGCGCACTGGTGCCGGCCGGAGTAGGCCAGGCGCAACAGCCTGGGGGACCGTCGATCGATGACCTGATGGCCGCGAGCGTAATCTCGCCGGCGCAGGCGCCCGGCGGTTCGGAGATGACCGCGTCATGACGCGCGGTCAACAGACGGTGATGGGCGGCGCGACTCACACGCTGAGAGTTCCGGCCCGGTCCGCTCGGTCTCGAGCGCGCTGTTCATCGCCGCAACACGCCGACGCCGCGGGGCGTTGGTTGCAAGGGAGAGCCTCCGTATGTGGATGACGCTCAAGAATGTCAGCCTGCTGCAGCCGTTCTATGCCCCTGACGGGGTGGCTGGCAGTGCTGGCGGCTCAGATACCGGGAGCGAGGACGGACAGTCCTCCTCCGCTGATGACAGCGGTGATGCCGGTGACCTTGGGGACGATGGCGGTGACGCTGGCGACGACTCTGGTGACCACGCCGGAGACGATGACGCCGGTGACCGCGAAGAGAGCCTCGAGGATCTGCTCGTAGACGGGGACGACGACGAACACGCGGACGATCAGCGTACCGCCGATCAGCGCATCAAAGCGCTGTCGAAGAAGAACCGGAAGCTGCGTCGCCAGATGGCGAAGTATCTGCCGGCTCTGAAGCGACTCGGCACCGTTGATCTCGATGACGTGCTCGACCGTGCGAGGCGCTACAACGACTTCGAAGAAGCCGCGCGCCGAAACCCGAAGCTACGAGCGCTCGTTCGTGGTGGTGATGACGTTGACGACGACGCCGACGACGACACGCCACGCCGAGGACGGAAGACCGATGCCGCACCCGAGTTCGATGAGTCGAAGCTTCCCTTCGACCCGAACAAGGACGCGGTGCATCGCTATTTCGCAGACGTCGCGAAGGGGAACCACGAGTTGCGCCATCAGATTACACAACTGATGAAGCGGCTCGACGGGTTCGAGACCCGCGACCAGCAGCGAGGCGAGGCATCCGCGAAGAGTCAGTGGACGTCTGCGATCAAAGCCGCCGGGGAAAAGATCACGGACAAGAAGATTGCGAAGCTGGTGCGCGATGCGATGATCGGCGCGTTCAATACGCCCGGTGTGCGCGGTCGCTACTCAGCCGACCAAGTCCTCAACCACTACCTCAAAGAGTACGGTGCCGATCCCGCCCAGGCGCGACGTGTGAAGGACGCCGCGAAGCAACGCATCGCTGAACGCAACAAACATCTGCCTCGACACGCGAGCACCGGCGGGATGGCCGCCGGCGCACGGGACGGAAAGCGGGAAAAGCTTTCGGACGTGCGCAAGCGGTTGTCTCGAGCGGTCTCGTAGACGAGGCGTAGCGGAGTATTCCGATGCGACACCTTGGACCATACGCTCACGTCGCGCAGCTCGGCACCGTGCTGGACCGTCAGTACATGCCGGGCTCCGACGTGACTCAGTGGGACCCGCTCTTTAAAGACGACTACGGCCCGGCCGTCATCAACGAGCTCAACGAGGAAGTGAACGCGCTGAAGTTCATGGAATCCGAGACGCAGGATGACACGTGGGTCGGTCGTCAGAAGATCATTCCCACGAAAGTCGGCCGCAACTGGTCGGTCGGCTCGATTCCTGCTCAGGGCGCACTTCCGCAGCAGGGCCGTTCGGTCTTCAAGGAATTCAAAGTTCCGATGAAGTCCACGTACGGCCGTGTCGGGTTCGAGCGGAACGTCATGGCGCAGTCGCGCAACAAAAAGGGCTCCTGGCAGCAGGTGATCCCGGCGGAAATGGAAGGCTTGGTCGCAGACCTCGCGTTCCTTCGTAACCGGATCGCGTGGGGCTACGGCTCTGGGATCCTGGCGCTCGTCAACGGTGCGCAGACGGCGGACACCACGATCGAAGTCGATACGCCCGGAAACGTGACTGGTTCGGTCATGGGCAACCGCTATCTGTTTGGCGATACCACGTCAGGCATGATGGTCGCGTTCCTCGACTCGAACAACGCGATTCAGGGGACGGCGACGATCACCGGCGTGGCTGCCGCTGGCACGTCCATCACGGTGGACACGGCGATCACGTGCGACGACAACGCGAAGATCGTCATCGCGCAGACGCCGACGCAGACCTCCTTCGGCGTCGAGCCGGAAGGGCTTCTCGCCGGCATCGACGACGGCACCTTCGTCGCGTCGTACCACAACATCAGCCGCACCACCTATCCGATTCACACGTCGTACGTCGTGACGGGTGTGGGTGCGCTGTCGTTGGACGCGATTCAGGAGCCGATCGACGCGGTCTCGATTCGTGTCGGCAAGAACGTGGACCTGTTCGGTTGCGAGCACGCGGTGCGCCGCAGCTATCTCACGTTGCTGCAGACCGACCGACGCTACACCGGCGCCGACCTGATGTCGCCGGACGGCGGAACGAAGGCCGCGAAGAAGCCGACCGGACGTCAGATCACCTACGGGGACATCCCGTTCATGGTCGATCGCGACGCACCGTATCGGATGCTCACGGGCATCAACAAAGCGTCGTGGACGCGCTACGTCGAAGCCGAAGGCCAGTGGGCCGACGACGACGGCAGCGTGCTGAAGTGGGTCACCGGCTACGACCAGTGGACGGCGTTCTACTACATCCTCGACAACTTCCATTGTCAGAACTCCAACCGGAACTTCCGGATGGAGGGGATCGACGTCAATCAGATCGCGGTCCACGCCTACTAAAGCGTGAGCCGTGAGGCCGGCGCGCTCGAGAGGGCGCGTCGGCACTTCGATGAAGTGAGGCATGAATGTCCGGACAGACGTATCAGCAACCGCAGCTTCCCGCCGGCGCCGAAGTGGCGATGCTGCGCCGTGAGGACGACAAGGCGAACGAGCTCACGCCCGAAACGTTTGTCACGTGCATCAACCGTGGCCGACAGGTGCTCGTCGATATGTTCGACAGCCAGCGGTATGCGATTCCGCCCGGCTACTTTCAGTGCCAGTACGGCGCGGCGCTCCACTTCCAGCGTCGCCAGGTCGTGCCTGGCACGCGCATCCCAGGCCAGGGACATAAGAGCTGGATCGGGATTCTCAACGTGGACAAGCCGGTCATGTGCGAGCCGTTCACCGATGCCGAGCTCGAGGAGTTTGGCGAGGCCGTCGAGGCGATCAACCGCTCCGCACTCCCGGGTGCAGACGGTGACGTGAAGTATCTCGGCACGTCCGGCGCGCGCTCGACGCTCGAGGGCGAAGGGCTCGTCGGCGGTGGATTCCAGTCGTCGCTCGGCGGTGGCGCCCCGCGACCGCAGTTGAATCTCGAGGCAGACACCGAGGCCGGCCGCTCAGCTGCGGATACCGCGATGCAGCCTGCCGGCAGCACGGCGCGACAGGAAGAGGCCGAGGCCGCCGGCGAAGGCTGGACGCCGCCGGTCGATGACGGACGGTCCGCGAGTGTGCCGCGACCGAACGCGGGCCGACTGGCGGACGGTATGAACCGCGGCGGGTCGAAGAAGAGACGGTAACGCGATGAGCACCCCGCACGTGCCGCTCTCGTCTGCGCTTCGGCTGCCGCCGACGTACGCGCACGTGCAGGGGTATCTCGACGCGATCGACCCCGACCTTCGGATTCGACGGAGTGCCGAACGGCCGCAGCTCTACGTCCTCGAGCGCCGGTGCCGCCGGCGGCCGGCGGTGAACACGGGGATGCGGGACGTGAGCGACATTCACGTGGCCGCTCGAGACGGCTACATCCACGTGGCGACCGTGCATCCGAACTACCTCAATAAGCCGTGGAACATCGTCCGCGCGCTGCATGAGGAAGGCGTGGACCTGTGGGCCCAGGGCGGTGCGCAGAGAGTCTCGAACGAGCTCGAGTACGAAGAGGCGTGGATGAAAGAGACACGCCGGCGCCGGCGGCAAGGGTTGTTCCGCGACATCGCGAAAGAGGGGTACGACGTCCTGAACCGTCTGAACATCGACGGCGAGCGATCGCGGATTCAGAACGCCGGCACGAAACCGTGGCAGACGCTGCAGCCGCTGCCCGTCCGATCGATTCAGGCTGCGTAACGGAAGGGAGATCCATCCGATGAGTACTCGACTCGAACGACGGGTGGTCGGAAAGGCCGCGAGCTACACGATCCGGCCGAACTCCGACTCACCAGGCACGGTGTTCACCAACAAGGGCGCGACAGGCTCGATCACGTTCACGCTGCCGACGCCGACCCGCGCGCTGCTCGGGTGGTGGTATCGCATCAAGGTCGTCGTGGACCAAAACGTCGTCCTGGCGCCGGCCACGGCAGACACGCTCGTGCTGCTCAACGACCTCGCGGCGGACTCGCTCACGATCTCGACCTCGAGCGAGAAGATCGGCGCCGAGATCGAGGCGCAGTGCGTCGAGACGGCTGACGGCACGTTCAAATGGGCCGCGAGCGGCATCGCGGTCGGGCACACGTACACGGTCGCGACCTAGCGGTCGGACTTTTCTGAAGGGAGATCCTGACATGTTCCGACAGTTCCTTCGTTCCAAGGCCGCGACGGCGATCGGTGTGTTGCTCGCGGTGGTCCTCGGTGACCTCGCCCTGCAGTGGGCGGGGTTCGAGAACCATCTCGTCTACTCGGGCTTCGGCCTGATGATGTTCGGCGGGCTCAACATCCTCGACGACGTCATCAAGTACCTCATCGCGCATGGCTTCCTCGACTCGGCCGGCGGGTGGAAGTACAGCGACGTCAAGGCGAAGACCGCGGACTACACCGTCGTCACCGGCACGGACGCCTCCGGCACGCTGTTCACGAACCGCGGCGCGGCCGGCACGGTGATCTTCACGCTGCCGGCGCCATCCCAGGCGATCAAGGGGACGTTCTACACCTTCGCGGCGGTTGTCGCGGCGCAAGTCGTGACCGTGAAGACCGCCACGGTGGACACGCTCATCACGTTCAACGACCTCACGGCCGACAGCGTCTCGCTGCAGACCACGAGTGAAATCATCGGCGGTGTCTTGCGCGCGGTGTGTGATGGCACGAGCTGGATCGTGTTTGGCGATTCCGGCGCGGCGCATACCTACACGGTGGCGACGTAGTTCGACTCGAGCAGGCGAAGGATGTCGGGCCCATCCTTCGCGGCTCTTCTCGCATGAGGGAGATCCACATGATGGCCCGTCTGTGCCGCACGCTCGCGATTGTGCTCGTCCTGCTGCCAGGACTCGTTCACGCCCAGGTCTCCGCCGACACCACCACGGGTGTCAGGACCATCACGAGCGCGACGTCCGGCGACGTGATTCTCGGCCCGCTGAGCGCTCGAGGGTCCGGCAGCGTTCAGCTCTACGGCACGTGGACTGGCACCTACGTGATCGAGGGCAGTAATAGCAATAACTGCACGACCGGCACGTACGCCACGCTGCCAGGCACCTCGGAACTGACCTCGAACGGGCTGACGAAGATCGACGTGTCAGCGGTTCGGTGTATTCGCATCAACGATTCCGGATGGAGCTCCGGCACCACGAGCGTCATCATCGCTGCCAGTAGCGCGGGCGGTGGGGGCGGTGGTGGTAGCGTCGCGAGCGGTACGGTGGCGATTAGCCAGACCGGGAACGAGAACGCGGTGGATGTCCTGACGTCGGGCCTTCCAGCGGGTGCGTCAACCGCGGCGAATCAAACCTCTGAGATTGCGCTCATCACCGACATCGAGACGGATATCGACGACATCGAAACCCTGCTGACCACGATCGCGGGCGACACCACAGACATCGAGGCGGCGCTTGAGGCCATCCATTTTGTCGATGACGAAGACTTCTCGGATGGCGTCTCTGCGTTCGCGCTTGTCGGATGCGTGGCCGAAGCGACACCGACCACAGTCACTGACGGAGACGTTGGCGCCTGCGCGATGACGGTTGGTCGCGCGGTGAAGGTGGCGCTTGCCAATGCGGACGGCTCGTTGGTGTCGCTGTTCTCGAGCGTGAACTCCAGCGAGTACTACATCTCCGCAGGCGCCACCGAAGACGAGAACGAAGTCGATGCCAACGCCGGCACGATGCTGAGCATCGTCGCGCGGAACAACCACGCCAGCGCGAACGCCTTCATCCGCTGCACCGATGACGATGCGGCAGGTAGTGCGCCTGCGACCGCTGTGGTCATCTACGAGCTGATGGTGCCCTTCGGTTTGCCAACCAGGGACGACAACATCGGCATCCCGTATTCGACGGCACTCACGTGCTGGATCGTGCTGGGCGAAGCCGATGACGACGTCGCGGAAGTCGCGGCGAACGACGTGGTCTACGTGTTGAGGTATCAGTAAATGGCATATAACCTCGCGACAATCGTTCAGAAGGACGCGCCGGCAGACGATGGCCGCGTACACATCGTGGTGGCATTCACCGGCAATGCTGGCGAGCCGCGCATTCTCCGAGACAAATACATCGCTGGAGAGTCAATCGCGGACATCCGGGCATGGGCACGCGCTGAGGCGGCAACCCTACTCGGGAAGAAGACCGTCGCGGACTTGCTGGCACTCAACGTGACACTGGATCTGACGCCTCCGGCCGGACCCACGGCGGCGCAGATTGCGCAGGCGGTGTGGCTGGAGAAGGCTCAGCGTCTCGTGCGGATGCGAGAACTGGCGCTCACCAACGCGACGGCCGTGACGAACTTCAACGCCTTGGTGGCGGATGTCAACGCGACGTATCTCGCGGCATACGCGGCGGTGACCTGATGAGGATTATTGGACTCGCCATCGCTGCAGTGACTGCGGCTGCCATCGTCTCGCTGGTCGCCGTCTGGTATACCACTCCAGCCGCGGCGCTCTCGCCTGAACAAGCGGCACTCGCCAAACTCTACGAGCGCGGCGTCAAGGCGGCTGCTCCCGCGTGTAGCTCGAAGGGCGCGAAGGTCATCACACTGCTCGGCAAGGTGGACGGGCAGGCCGTCACGTTCGTGGGGTGCGTGGAGCCGTGAAGACCGCCGCGCTCATCCTCGCGTGTCTCCTGCTGTGGGCGCAGCCTGCCCAGGCACAACCCGCTATCGAAGGATCTGGGGGTAGCACCATCCCGCTGTCCGCAACGTGCGCAGGGACTAATAAGGTCCTGTATGCGTGGTCAACCAACGACGACGCCAACGATAACAACCATGTCCTCGTGTTCAACACCACCGAGACGATGACAGAGGTGATCGAAAACATCGGCGCCGGTCGGTACATCGCCATGCACAGGCTGGTGAATCCCACATCGACAACCGCCAACATTACCGCGTCGTCTGGCACTCCAGGCATCGTGGCCTATATATGCCTGTCGGGCGTTGATCAGGGAGATCCTGACGATGCCGCGCAATCGGAGAATAACGGAGGAGCACCGGCGGAAACGGCGAGTGGGTTGACTGTCTCAAGTGCCGTTGGGGATCTTGTCATCTCGGGGCTAGCCGCCAATAACAAAAACACAGGCTTCGCTACGGCCGCAGGTACGGGGCAGACCGAGCGTGTGGACGTGGGGGATACCTCGCTTGGCGTAGCGGTCAGCACGCAGACGGGTGCGGCGAGTGTCGTACCGAATTGGACGTGGACTGGCGCTGTGTCATTTGGTCATGTAGCGATGAACGTCAATGCCGCTGGTGGAGGCGGGGGCACACGCCGTCGTCAGGTGGTCGATTGATTCGGACACTGCTGACACTCGCGGTGTTAGCCTGCGCTGGCTCCGCACAGGCGGCGGACCTGTGCGTCAAGGCTGGCGGCAGCGACGCGACTGCGAAGGCGTCCATCGTCTACGTCGCAGGCAATGAAGCGGGCTCGACCTGTTGGGAAACCATCGGGCGGTCAGCGTGGGGTTCAACCGATCGGACCATGACGGTTGGCGCGCAAGCCGCCGCCGCTGGTGACACGGTTTACATCTTCACCGGACCGTACACGCATCCGGCTGGGACCGGCGAGAACTTCGACCCCTATTACAACCCGGTCAACTCGGGCACGATGGGGAACCCCATCGTCTTCCGCGCCGTGCCGGACGGGACGGTCACGCTCTGCGCCACTGACCTTGAACTGTTCAACGACGACCCGGATGGCAATCAGGGACCAACGCTCGGCGTCAACAACCGCGACTGGATCACCATCGGGCCTGGGTTCCTGCTTGATGAAGCGTGCGCGCCCACTCGCCCCGACATGGGGCCGGTGTCGATCACGGACGCGACCGGGATCGTCTTCACCGGCAATACTCTCGTCGGCAACGAAGATGAGGATGCGTGGTGGGGCGACAATCACCCGGCTATCCGCGCGCAGACGGCTGACCAAATCACCGTCAGTCAGAACATCATCTCTGGTTTCTACAACACCGCTGCTGACGACCCCGAAGACGCACCGTGCTTAGAGACGTACACGACGGACGAGATTCTTGTTGAGCACAACACCTGTTTTGATTCTGGTGGTGGGATCAACTTCAAGGGGAACACCGCCTCACCTGATACTCGCATCATCCGGTTCAACCTGATTTATGGCGTGAGCACGGGGATCGTGATCCAGAACAACGGTGCCGATGCGGACGGGGAGACGCTGGTCTATCAAAACATCGTGCGGGATTGCGTGGCGGCGCCGACCGGCGCAGGCGAGGTCACGCTCGGGATCGGCGTCCACGGTTATGGCCTCGGCAGCGATCCGCAGAACCTCTATTTCGTAAACAACACGATCGAGGACTGTCACGATGGCGTGGGTAGCGCCAACTTCTTCCTGAACGGCGGGCTCATCGCCGACGCCAATATCAAATGGTGGAACAACATCAGCGTTGATTCCCAGTTCATGATCTACTGCGACAACGGCTGCGGGACGTCGGACGTGCAGGATCAGGCTGCGTTTGACGCTGAGCACAACCTCTATTTGACGTTCGAGACGTTCGCCAACGATGGCAGCAATCGCACCTTCGCTACGTGGACCTCTGGCGGGTATGCGCAGGACGCGACTTCGCCAGCCAGCACCAGCACCACCGATCCGTTGTTCGTCAATCAGGCGACGAATGACCTTCACCTCCAGGGGGGCTCGACGGCGCTCACCCTCGGCCGAACGCTGACACTGATTCACGGCTCAAGCGGAGAAGTGGTGCCAGCGGGTGCCTACATCACAGGCGATGAAACCATCGGGGCTGGCGGTAGTGAGGAAGAGGAAGCGTCTGAGACGCCGAAGCGGCTCCCGCGTCCCTTGCAACGACTGATTGCCGCGCTGATGGTGCCGCCGATGCTGCACGCACCAGCGCCATAAAAGGAGAGCGAATGCGACGACTACTGTGCTGCTTGGTCCTGTTCCTGCCGGCGCTCGCGTCGGCTCAGACCCCGATCACGCGCGGGCCCGTGCCTGCCGGCGCCCGCGTCGCATACGAGACGCCAGACAACGTCACCACGCTGACGCAAGCGGCGTCCTTCGAGGCGAGGTTCTACCGGAACGGGACGCCGCTGACCGCGCTCGTCAACGTGTCGTGTGCGCCCGCCGTGGCGCCACTGGTCGGGTTTACCTGCACATCGGTGCTGACGCCGTCGAATATCGATGCGCTCAATCAAGTGGGCGTGCACGCGTTGACGCTGTCGCTGTTTCGCCAGGACGTCGGGGAGGGTCCACACGGAGCCCCTTTTACCTTGACAACGCCGGCGGGTGTCCCTCGGGGGGGGCGACTTTTCCAGTAGGGACCGAGCTCCCTCAGAAGATCAAGCTCACGGCGTGGGACACGTGGCGGATCGGCATGGAAGCGAACGGGTGGCGCCTGGTCGTGACGCGGTGGAACACAACGTGGTGGTGGGGCTACACACGGTGCGACCGCTGAACTCGGAGGAAATCGCGGAGATTGACCGGCGACAAGTCGCACTGATTGATGCGGAATTAGCGCGCGTGAGGCAGGCAACGTCGTGGTCGCCTCCGCGTGGGTTCTGGCGGCGCGAAGGAGCTGAGTTGTTCACGGCCCTCCGTCAGACGAAGTGGCGGAAAACGAGAGCGTAAGGGAGATCCGAGCGTGGGCACACTACCGAGGAACACCGTCACACTGGTTCGGAAGACCAACGGCATCACAGAAATCGGTGTCGCTGGTGTGGACATCGGCATGCCGGTCAAGGTTCGCGCGATGCCGGTGTGGAAGATGATCCTCGTGCGAGTCACGCGCGTCTATCTCTCGACCTTCCTTGGTCTGGTCACGGCGACTGGTACCGGGCTGATCACCTTACAGATTCCGTGGGCGCATGAATGGGGGCAGATCGCCACCGCGCTGATGGCCGCGACCGCTCCGGCCTTTCTGTCTCTCTGCCATAACGCCGTGGACTTCCTGACCGCGATCGACGTGCATCGGCCGGAGCTGCGCGCGTGAAGCGGCTCCGCGTCGTGCTCGACGGCGGCCCGGTCGAAGAGCCCTTCGAGGCCGTCGTGCTCGAGGACCACGAGCTCGCGGAGATCGTGCGGATGAAAGCGGCGCTGCGGACCATTAGCCAGGCTGCGGACGGCACGCCGATCGCTGACCTTGCCACGATCGCCCGGGAGGCGTTACCACGGTGACGAGACGAGAATTCCTCGACGACTTCTTGGCGTTCGTCGGTGAGAGCGAGGACGACGACGCCCGTGACGTGGCCGAGCGGTTGCTGAACCGCGCGATCGACGTCATCTACATGAAGCACGCCTTCCGGCAGTTTCGCGCGCCGACCGCGCACGAAATTACGCTCGTCGCCGGCACGCGCTCGTATGCGCTCCCCTCGTGGTTTGGACGGCCGCTGCCGCGGACGCCGGCGTTCAACCTGACCGACCGCGCGCCCGTGCCGTTCGAGGACGAGGTACTGCTGAAGCAGAGCGACGCGACGATCGGCACCTCCCTCGAAGCCACCGGCGCACCAGAATGCGCGTATCTCGGTGGCGTCAGTGCGCTCGAGGTCGAGGTCAGCGCGAGCGGGACCGCGCTCGAGGTCGTCTCGGACAGCTCGAGCGATACCGATGTGGTCCTGTCGATCGAAGGCATCGACGCGAACAACCGGCAGAAGCGCACGAAGGTGACGCTGACCGGGACCATCGCGGTCGCGCTCGGCACGTGGAAACCGCCGGTGATGTTCGTGGGGAAGAGCTTTATCGCGGCGGTGGATGCCCCGACCGAGTTCACCACGAGCCGCGGAACCGTGACGGTGCGCGTGGCCGCGGCCGGCACGACGCATCTCACGCTGCAGGCCGATGAGAGCTCGAAACAGCAGCTGATGGTCAACGTCACGCCACTGCCGAACGCGACGAAGGTGCTCGCGCTGCCGTTCCTCATGAAGCCGAAACGGCTGATGTACGATTCCGACGCGCTGCCCACGTGGTGGGACTCGGCCATCTGGGAAGAGATGTTGATTCAGTGGCGCGTCAACGCCGGCGAGTTGGCGACCGATATCAACGTGCCGCGGCCGGAGTTCATCAACCTCTTGTCGTTCGACAACACGATCGGACCACCGATCACGAAGCGGCCGTTCCGATGAGCCTGACGAGCCCGCGGTTCTCCGCCACGATTCGGAGCTTCTCGCCTGGCTATCTCGACACGCCAGAAGACGACACGCTGCCGCTCGGCGCGTTGCAAGAGGCGCGGAACTGCTTCCTCACGAAGATCGGACCCGGTGCGCAGGCGCGCGCTCTGCTCGGGAAACGAGACGGGCATCGGCTGCTGAACGCGACCGCGATCGCGGCCGGCAAGCGGGTGGACATCGTCGAGTTCGTGCGGGTGGGCGCCGATCCTGAGCTCGTGGCGGTCTGCGACGGCGCGGTCTACTCGTGGGACGGCGCCGCGTGGAACGCGGTGACAGGCGGCACGGGGTTCACGTCGAACACGCCGTGCCGATTCAGTCAGGCGAAGAACAACCTGTTCATCACCGATGGCACGGTGCAGAAGCGGTACAACGGGACCGCGTGCTTTCCGATTGGGAACGCCGCGCCGGGCACGGCGCCGACGCTCGCAGTCGGGACGGCGACCGGGGTCACCGGCACGTATGTGGGGTATTGGGTCGGCTACGACCCGGCGATGGACCACGAGACGAGTCCGAGCCCGCTGTCGGCAGAGGTCGCGTTCACCGACGACAAGCGCGATTGGACTCGGCCGGCGCACACGCTGCCGGCGAACTATACGCACTGGCGTGTCTACGCGCGGAACGTGACGACGACCGAGAACAACTTTTTTCGCGCCGGGACGCAGGTGATCGGGACGGCGACGTTGACGGAGTCGCTGAGCGACACCGCGCGCCGCGATCTCGGCGTCGGGCCGCTGTCGTCCGTCAACGATCCACCGCCGTTATTGGCGTGGATGTCGTTCTGGCAGGGCTACGCGATCGGCGCTGAGCCGGGTGGTGCCGACTACCTCGTGAGCAAGCAGGGCGATCCTGAGAGCTGGCATCCACGTGACCGGCTGCCGGTGCGACGCAACCAGGCGCTGCGCAGCGGGAAACCGTGGCAGGACCGCGCGTTCATCCTGCAGACCGACACGCAGAGTTTCCGGCTCCTCGGGGACAAGCATCCCTTCCAGTTGAAGGAGCTCCACGACAGTCTCGGGAACGTCTGCTTCGACGCAGCCGTCGAAGGCCCGAATTGGTTCTATGCGTGGGACCGCGTGCGCGGACCCTACCGGACGAACCTCGAGGTCTTCCAGCCACTAGCAGACGGACGCATCGAGACGTTGCTCGCGACCGTCAATAAGCTGTTCCTCGACGACATCCGCTGTGTGCGGTACAAGCAGGGTGAACTCATTATTTGGAGCCTGCCGACACTGGTGAATCGTAAGCGGACGCTGATCGCGTGGCACGAGCGGCTCGAGTGCTGGCTGCCGCCGATTACCGGGTTCGAGTTCAATTCCATGTCGCCGTTCACGGACGAGACCACCGGCGCGATCGGGCTCTACATGGGCGACTATTGGGGTCGCGTGTACGAGATGTTCTCGGGCCGTGTCGACGGGCCGCCGAGCGGCACGGTCACGGCGGCGATTACCGGCGCATCGTCCTCGACCGTGACCGCGTCGGCGGCGACGTTCTTCACGACTGGCTCTGCGCTCGCGGGGATGCCGGCCGTTGTGATTTCGCCGGCGGGCACGGAGCAGTGGGTTCGCATTCAGAGCAACACCGGGACGGTCCTGACGCTCGACGTCGTGAACGGGCCGTCCCTGTCGCCCGTGCCGGCGACCGATGGCACGTGGACGGTGATCGTCGGCGCCATCGACTGGTACGGCTGGCTCGGACGGATGGATTTCCAGGCGCCGGATCTGATGAAGCGCGGCGGGTTCCTCTTCGTCCAGGGGACGGCCGAGAGCGAATCGCATACGCTCATCATGCGCGGACGGTTCAACGGGGCACCGTCGATCGGTCGCACGTGGAGCATCACGTTTCCGCCGTCCGGTGGCGTGTGGGGCGTCTCGGCGTGGAGTGAAGCCTTGTGGGGCGCGTCCGGCACGCGGTTCATGCGGAAGCGGCGCCTGTCGCGCGGGTTCCATACCGTGCAAATCGGCTTCAAGAACTACTACCCGAATCAACCCTTCGTGCTGTCGTTGATCAAGGTCACGGCTGACCCGTTACCGCGCCGGGTGGTGGGCTGATGCCAACGACCGCGGCGGACCTCGAGGCCAGGATCGCGAAGATCGAGCGCGAACTCGCGGACCCGGTCGTCGAGGCCGCGCGCAGCAAGCCGCTCCGCGTGCGGTTCCCGGCTGCGGATACGCCGCGGGACATCGCGCACGGGCTCGGTGACGTGCCGACCGGCTACCGCGTCGATTGGGCGACCGCGCCGATTCATGCGACGCCGGGCTTGCAGTGGACGCGGGAGATCGCGTACCTGCAATCGACAGTCGCGAACGCGGAGGCCATCATCACGTTTTTTGTCGCCACCGAAGCGGCGATCGACGCGTATACTTAGACCGCGCACCACAGGGACCGGGCCAAAGGAACCTGTTCGATGCGTCTCCTGAAACGGCTCCTCCCGCTCGTCGTCGTCCTCGTCATGGGCGGCGCGACGCTCGTGGTCGCACAGATCACGGTCCCATTCCCCACGTTCACGGCCGGGACGACCATCGATCCCGACCAGATGAACAGCAACTTCTCGACGCTGTCATCGCAGGCGCTCAATCGCACGGGCGGAACGGTCACCGGCAACATCGCGGCGAGCGCGAACGTCACCGTCGATGGCGCCGACATCTCCGACTACCTCGACGGGTCCGGCAATCTCACGGTGCCTGGGACGTCCGCGTTCACGGGTGTCGCCACGTTCACGGCGGCGATTCCTGGCGCGACGATGACCACGCCGACGTTCACGAACTACGCCGAGACGTACGCGACGGCCAGCATCAGCACGAACACGCTGGCGCTGAACCTCGACAACGGCAATCACTTTTCGATTGCGCTGAACGCCAACATCACGACGTTCACGGTTTCGAACATCCCGACTGGTAAAGCGGTCACCGTCACGATGATCTTCACGGCCGATGGGACGATCCGCACGATCACGTGGCCGGCGTCGGTGAAGTGGCCGGCGGCGACGGCGCCGACGATGACGGGCACGAACGGCAAGGTGGACATCATCACGCTCTACACCGTTGATGCGGGTACCACGTGGTACGCCGTCCTCGGAGGCCAGAACTTCTAATGCTGCGTCGGTTCGTCGTCGCGCTCGTCGCGCTGCTGCTGCTCGCGCAGCCGTCGTCGGACGCGATCGGCCTGAAGCTGATCGGCGCGGACCTCAAGGTCACGTACTCGGGTGCGGCCAGCGGAACCCATAACTTCCGCGCCGGCGCGCTCGTGCTCACGACGCCAGGCAACTACACGCTCGTGTTCAACCACACGGCCGCGGCGGTCAACGTGAAGGGGGTTGCTGGTGGTGGCGGTGGCGATGACGGACACGCGGATTCCACTCGTTCGTTGGGTGGCGCCGGGGGCGGCGGTGGGGCCAGCAATACGACCGGGGTCTCGGTCACGTTGTCGTCGCTCACGTTCTCGGCGTCAGTTGGTGCGGGTGGCACGACCGGAGTCGGCGGTGGCACCACGCTGTTCCGGCTTCCTGCCTCAACGATCTATCTCCAACTCAATGGTGGCGCCACAGGCGTCAGTGAAGCCTCTGACCCTGACATACCGACGTCCACGGGCGGCGCTGGCGGTACGGCGGCCGTTGGGGCCGGCGGTGTCAACGGCACGGCCGGCGGGCCTGGCGGGCTGGAGTTCCTCTCGGTCGGCTCCGTGGAAGGCGTCGATAACGCCTCTGGCGCGGCCGGCGGCGGGGGTGGGGGATACGCCACGCAGAGCGGGGAGACCGGCGGCAACACCGGCAGCCAAACCGGCGGCGCTGGGGGTGGGGCTGGTAACGGTGGGGCGACTGCGTCCGGCGCCGGTGGTTTCGCTGGTAGTGGTGACTCCGGCGGTGGCGGTGGTGGTGGTGGTGGTGTCAGTCTCGGCGGCGGGTTTCGCGGCGGCGGCGGTGGCGGCGGTGGCGGCGCCCGTAGTTCCAGCGGCGATGGGGGCACCGGCGGTAACGGTGTCCTTGTGATTCAGAGGCTGTAGATGTTTCACGCGAAGGGGTTATCCGCGCGCCGCGTCGGGAGCGACATCGAGGTGCACGTCGCCATCATCGACGACCGCGATGAGCGCCGGCCCGTGGTCGTGCGCAAGCAGTCGTTTACCGGAGCCACGCTTCAGGCGGTGCGGACGGTGATTCGCGCGGAACTGCAACGGATGGCGGACAACGAGAACGACCAGTCGCTGAACGGGATGGTCGTCGATCAAATTCTTGCACAGGTGTAGCGATGCCAGCATGGGTCTTGCCGGTGATCATGGCCGCAGCGTCCGCGGCGCAGCAGGCCGCGGCGGCTCGAGCGGCGAGCCAGGGTCGGCAGATGTCCGACACGCAGCACAAGCGACAGCTCGGGTTCGATGAGAGTCAATCGAATCCGTATCGCGAGCAACTGTCGCAGGCGCGGTCGCTCAACTCCGTCGCGTTAGCGAAGGGGAGTCGATACACGCCGTATCGCATGGGCGGTGGAGGCTCGTACACCGACCCGGTGACGTCCACCGGCGGCTTCAGTTTCGAGGAAGACCCGCGGACTCGGCCCGCGATGGACGCGCTCTTCGAGAGCATTCTGCGAGGTGAGACGCCGGCGCGGAGCTATCTCGAGGACGAGTCGTTCGGGCCGCCCAGGATGGGCCCTCGAGGCGCGATTCCTGGCAGTGTCGATCCGAGTGGCGCTCGACCTCGACCACCGGCGCGTAGTGGTGGCGTGGACTTGTTATCGCTCTTGTCGCGCGTCTGAACGGAGTAGAGACGATGGCCTACAACACCGACTTCAGCTATCGCTTCGAGGACGACGACACGCTCGAGTCATCGGGCGTCGATGGCGGGTTCTCCTTCATGAACACGCCTGGCATCGCGCCTGGCGAACCCAACCCGAACGCGCCGAACGTGCAGACGGCGACTCGTGGGGCGGTGCCTGGTGCGCCGGCGCCGGCACCACCGGCGACGACTCAGACCGCCACGGGTGGGAACGACCCGCAGGCCGCTCGAGATCAGGTCGCCGGCTGGTACAACCAACATCTCGGCCGCACCGGGACGACGGACGAGTATGACGCGCACATCCCGACCGATGGCAGTCTGCCCGGTTCGGAGCGAGAAGGCGTCATCAGGAACAGCCCTGAAGGGCGCAGCTACGGCGCCGTGCAGAAGTTTCAATCGCAGGTGTCGCAGATCAATCAGACCTCGGACCCGTCACAGCGCGCGCAGCTCCGCGACAAGCTCGCGCGTGACCTGTTCTCCTCGCTGCAGCAGCAGGGATTCGATGTCAAGTGGCAAGGCGAGCAGTTGAACATCAACGGTCGGCTCTACGACCTCGCCGGCGCGGAAGGCGCGACGTCGTCGCCAGCGGCCAGCTCGAGCTCCACGCCCTGGGCGCCGGTCGATAACCTCGAGGATCTCAGCTTCGACCAGGCGTATCAGCACGCGCGGCCGTACGACTTCAACGACTTCGACAGTCTCGGACCTACCGACCAGGCGACGGAGGATCTCGTGATGAGCATCCTGCAGAACCCGGAATCGATGTCGCCCGGGATGGTCGGCACGCTCAAGGCGCGATCGAAAGACGAGCTCGCAGAGATGCAGCAGTCTCGCGACGAGGATCTCGTCGGGCAGCGGTTCGCGTTGGGCTACGAAGACGACAGCCCGTTCTTTCGGTCCGAGCGGAACGATGCGTTGCGCGACTACGACCGCGCGCTCGTGGGCAGCAACCGGGAGATCGACATCGGTGCCGCCGAAACGAACATGGCGGATCGTCGGGCCGCAGCCGGCACCGGGCAGAGCTACGTCGGTCAACGCATGGCGAGACAGCAATCGCGCGAGAGCAACCGGCAGGCCGCGGCGTCGAGCCGGCAGAACGCGACGGGTGTCGCCGGGAATCTCGCGCTCGGTCGCGCGAACCTGTTGACGGGCGATCGGCAGTTCAATGCCGACTACCTGCTCCGTCGATTGGGCCTCGAGCACGGCATCGATCAAGACATGTGGGAGCGGTTCATGACGCAGTTCGCGCTCGGAGGGTAGGCGATGAACTTCGACACCATCCTGTCTGCGATCGCCGGCGCCCTGAGTGGTGGCGTCAGTGGCTACTCGTTCATGGAGGATCTCGAGCGCGAGGAGCGAGAGCGTCGCAATCGCACGAACATGCAAGGGCTCGAGCTCATGGGGCAGGATGCCGAGCGGATGCACCGGGCCGACCGCGAGCGCATCGGTGACGAGCGCTACAACGACACGCGCCGGCGCGAGAACGCGGGTGTGATGGCGTCCCTGCTCGAGCCGAATCAGGACATCGACGAGGGGATGTTCGCGGACCTCGAAGGGACACCGTTCGAGGCTCGTGTCAACACGACGAGCACGCTGCCGTCGCGCACGGTGCCAGGCACGGGCGTGAACATCAACGACGCCGGCGGGCGGACCTCGCGGACGTGGCGCCCGACTGCCGCGCAGTCAAAGACGATGGCCTACACGACCCGGAAGAGGGAACTGCTCGGCACGTTGCCCGTGCAGGCCCGGCGCGTGGCCGAGGCGAACGACCTGGGCATCAACGTATCCGCGTCCGATCTGCAGACGCCGGAAGAGAAGGCCCGGCTGCAAGCCGAGGCCGACGCCCGCGCGTTTGGAGAGTTCACGCGGCGCGAGGATTACCAAGACAAGTTGGTGCGTGGACGCGATCGCCGGCGTGAGTCGCTGGAGGATCTCGATCCGCACTACGCCCGCGACAAGGGCGAGTACGACATGTTCGTCCGGACGCACGACAAGCAGCAGGAGAGCCGGACTGGTGAGATCGACCCGCTCACCGGGAAAGAGAAGAAGCGCGCGTACGACGCACCGCTGACGTTCGAGCAGTGGCGCGCGAAAGAGAAGGGTCGCGGTCCTCTGGCCCGGCGCGCGGCAAGTCTGCCGCTCGAGATGCGTCCGATGCCATCGCATCGCAGCACGCGACCGCAGCCGATGCGGTCGCATGGGACGGCGCCGACGTCGTTGTCGATGCCGAAGCCGAATGACGTCGTGACCGTCCGCGGGAAACAGGTGAAGGTCACGAAGGTCAACGCGGACGGCACCATCGAAGGCGTACCGATCGGCTGACCGTGGGGAGCCCAATCCGTTTCACGCTCGACGACATCGACCAGCCGTCGCCGGCTGGTGTGATGCGTTTCTCCCTCGATGAGATCGAGCCCGAGAATCGTCCCGCGGTGCCGCGTGGGATGCCGAACATCCCACTACCGCCACCGGCGCCGCTCCCTGAACCACATGCGGAGTTGATGCCGGCGCATCAACCGCCCGCGTTGCCGTCCCTCAATGACATCCTCGAGGGCACGCCGGCGGAACGTCCACGCATTCCGGTCGCTCCGCTGCCGTCGCACGAGGCTGTTGAGCCCATCGTGCCGAGCTCCGGCGAGCAGCTCCTGCGAGCGCTGATCGGTGAACGCGCGTCGTCTCTCGTTGGTCAGGGAGTGCGGTCCTTCACACAGGGATTCGTCGGGACGCCGGCGGAAGGACTCGCGGCGACCGGCCAGTGGTTCGGGTTCGTTGATCCGGAGGTGCTGAAGAACGTGCAGGCGTCGAATGCCCATGCGTTCCGCGAGGTCGAGCAGTTCGGCAGCGTGCTCGACGACCCGAAGGGCACGCTTGGGAATCCCGCCTGGTGGGCCCGTGCGGGTGGTCAGGTTGCCGGCTCTGTCGCCAGCCTGATGACGGCCGGCACGCTCGGCGGGAAGCCGGCCGCGGTGGTGGGTGAGTCGTGGCTCGAAGGCGCCACGGCGTATTCCGATGCCATCAAGCGCGGGGCGACACCGATGCAGGCGGGGCTTGTGGCCGCCGGCGTGGTGGCGGTGAACCTGCCGTTCCTGGCCGTCACGAATACGCCCATCTTCGACGCGCCGACGAAGAGTGCACTGCTGAACGTCGTGCTCCGCTCCGTCGTGGAAGGCGGGCAGGAGGCCGGGCAGGGCGCCATCACGAATGCGGCGGCGCGCGCCGGCTACGACCCGAATCAGGAGGTCTTCACGAAGGATCTCTTGGACGAGGCGATCGTCGGCGGTATCGTGGGCCCGCTGGCCGGCGCCGGCGTCGACCGACTGACGCGGCCGTCCCTTCCAGTCACGCCACGTGCACGGACCCAGGCTGATCCGCCGTCGTGGCCGGATGACGGCGCCGGCGAACAGGACCGGCGCGCGCCGATTCCGGAGCTCGAGGCCCAGACACGTGCCGCGATCGAGCGCGAGGCGGCTGCGGCTGCAGCTGCGGCCATCGCGCCCGAACCTGTCGTCTTCCGGCCTGAGGAGATTGACACGCCCGCGCCGGCGGCGCAGACTATTGCTGATGAGTCCGCTCAACCGGAAGTTGGCGAGCGAGCTGGTGAGGAAGGGTTTGACACCCTCAGCGGCGTTGCGCAGAGCCTCCCAACCGGACGCGAATCTGCCCGCCAAACCGAAGCCCGCCGGCAGCAGCACAACGCCGACGTCTTCGGACACGTCCTCACCAAAGCCCGCGAAGTAGATCCCGCCGTCGACGAGACGGACCTCCGCGCCGAGTTCGACTATCGCCTGAGCGTGCTCGAGGAGCTCGATCACGAGTACCGCGAGAGCGGGCACAATCCACGACTCCTACTCGAACAGATCGCAAAGTCCGGTGGGATCAGCCTCGACGCCGAGAAGAATGGAGGGCTGAGCGGAGAGCTGCGCTGGTTGCGCGAGAGCGCTGCGGGTCCGTACGGCAATTTCGCCGGCGTGCCCAACGTGTTCCGAACCAAGTCGAACGATAAGGTCAGTGGCAAGCGCATGACCGGGCTCGGCTTGGATGACATGCAGCGGCGGCTCAGCGAATACCCCGAGTTCAGCCACATCGAGAGCATTCAGGATCTGCTCGACGCCCTGTCGGATATCGCTCGTCTCGGAGACGTCGGCGCGCGTGGTGCCGCCTTCCCCGGGACGAAAGAGCTCTACACCCGCGCCAACATGAAGGGGGAACAACCCTGGTGGACAGACTCGTGGCGCGCACCGGTTGAAGACGTCGTCGAGACGAGCGAGACGGACGAGGCCGATCTCGACGCGGATACCACCACGTTCAACGTGGACGAGATCGAAGCGCCGGTGGCCGAACCACCCGGGAAGCCGAGTTATCGACCTGGCGACATCGTTGCGTTCAAGGGCTCACAGAACGGCGAGGCTGAAGTCCGCGAGGTCTTCTACGTCAAGGACAAGAAAAAAGGCGACCGATGGCGTGTGCGCGTCGTGTTCCCGCAGAAGCGAGACGGAGAGATCGGGCCCGCCGGTGCCATCGTCGAGTCGAATCGCGACCTCACGGATCTGCAGTTCCTGAGAGCGGCGCAAAGTGAAGCGTCGGATGAAGGGATCGGTGATGAGCCGATCACGTTCGACGTCGATGAGATCGAGGGTCGCGGGCCAAAGTCGATGGCGTTGCCCCGCAACAAGCGGTCGCAGGGCACGGACCTCTTCGCAGCCGGCGAGTCTGATACCGACACGCTCGATACCGGCGAGCACCAGCCGCGGCTTCCCGTCGTCGGCAAGGTGCGTGAGCAGGACGTCGAGACACCAGAATTCGACGCGCCGTTCTCGCTGACGCCAGAAACCGATCGCTCGAAGAAGGGGAAGCAGACGACGCTCTTCGACTCGAAGGCGAAGGAGGTGTCGACGGGCCTGACGAAGTCGTTGCCGGCGAGGAAGCCCGGTCAGCCGACGATTCCACTCACGGGCCGGATGCGACACACCGAGATCCTAAAGAACCTGCAGCGGGTGCTCGGCAATGTCCCGACGCGCACCGGGCACTTCAATCAGCAGGCGTACGGCATCTACAAGACCGACGTCCGCGCGATTCGATTGAAGGTCGCGAACAACCTGCAGACGTTCTTCCACGAGGAAGGGCACCACGTCGATTTCGCGATACTCGGGATCGACCGCAAGGATGCGCGGTGGCAACAGGAACTGATCGATCTGGGCCAAGCGACGTCGCGGCCGTCGTACACGAAGACCGAGCAGCGGCAGGAAGGTGCGGCCGAGTTCCTACGGTTATGGCTCACCGAGCCGGCGACCGTGAAGAGCCGCGCGCCGAACTACACGGCCGAGTTCGAGCGCCGACTCAACGACCATCCCGAGCTCCGAGACGGATTGCTCGAGGTGCGCGAGGACATTCAGGGACTCATCAGCCAAGACCCGGCGACGCGCGGCCGACTGCGTATCGATCGACGCACAGCTCGAGAACGCAAGCGAGAGGCTCTGCGCGAGGCCGCTCGAGATCCACACGCGGTGATCCGCAAGGTCGCGTCCGTCACGATCGATGACCTCCACCCGTTGCGCGCGGCCGTCGAGCAGATGCGCGACGGGCGAGACCTCGAGTACCGCATGAACGCCTACGTCCTGGCGCGCGTGGCTCGAGGCTCCGCCGGCAAAGCGGAAGCGTTCCTCGAGCACGGTGTCCGCGGTCGGAACGGGAAGTTCATCGGGCCGTCTCTCGCGGACGCGCTCGAGCCGGTCCGCGACCATCTCGACGTCTTCGGTGACTACCTCGTGGCGCTGCGGGCCGCGGAGCTCCACAACCGCGGCATCGAGCCCGGCATGGCGAAGGACGAGGCGCAGGGCATCATCACGGAGACCGAGGCACGGAGCGACTTCCAAGCGTTCGAGCAGGCCCGTGACGCCGTCTATAGCCATCAGGACGCGATCCTCGAGTACGCCCGGCTGTACGGCGCGATGAGTAAGGGGCAACTGAAGGCCATCAAGCAGTTGAATCGCGCGTACGTCCCGATGCAGCGTGTGCTCGACGCGACCGAGGAGTCGCTCCGCGGCGTCGCGAAGCGCATCGCGAACCGCGAGCTCCCCGTCAAGCGTATTCGTGGGTCCGGCCGCGACATCATCAATCCGCTCGAGTCGATGGTGAAGAACGCCTTCGCGATCGTCGACATGGTCGAGAAGAACCGCGCGATGCAGGCGCTCGTCCGCCAGGCGGAGAGCTCCGCCGGCTCGGCGCGGTGGATCGAGGCGATTCCGACACCGAAGGTCGCGACGCGCTTCAACCTGTCCGAGCTCACGAAGGATGTCCGCGCCGCGCTCGTGAACAATGGCGCCGTCGATCCCGACGCGCTGCCGTTCAATCTCGACGAGGCGCTCGACGCGCTCGTGACCGTGTGGACGCCGGCGACGTTCGCGAAGGGGAACGAGCAGATCGTGACGGTGCTCCGGAACGGTGTCCGGCAGTTCTGGCAGGTGAACGACGACGCGCTCTATCAGGCGCTGACCATGATGGGCCCGCGCACGACCTCGCGGTTGATGCAGTTGTTCAACAAGCCGACGAAGCTCCTGCGCGCGGCAGCCACGTTGACGCCGGGTTTCATTCTGCGGAATCCCGGGCGTGACACGTTGGTCGCGTACATGCAGTCGCGCTATGGGTTCATCCCGGTGTACGACACGCTCAAGGGGCTCATCAGCCAGGTGCGTGGCGACGAGGATGCGAAGCTGTTCTACACGTCCGGCATCGCACAAGCGGCGATGGCGGCACAGCATCGCGACCAGCGACAGACCGCCGTGAAGCAGGTGACGAAGGCCGGCGGGCTCCGCGGCGTGCCGCTCAATCCGATCGAGCTCCTCCGCGCGTTCTCGCAGTGGACCGAGACAGCGACACGGCTCGGAGAATTCAAACTCGCGCTCGACGCCGGCGGTGTCGAACGTGGTGTCTGGCGCCGGCTGCTCAGCACAGGCCAGCGGGCGCCGGTGTCGGAAGAGTCCATCACCAAAGCGACGATGGCGGCGCGCGACGTGACGACCGACTTCTCGAGGGCCGGCGATCTCGCGCGTGAAGTGAACGAGTTCAAGGCGTTCTTCAACGCGGCCGTGCAGGGGAAAGTCCGCATGATCGAGACGATCGCGCGTGACCCCGGCGGCACGGCACTGAAGGCCGCCACGATCGCGCTGTTCTCCGCGGCCGTCTGGGCGCTGAACGAGGACGACGAGGAGTATCAGGAAAAAGAGGCGTGGGAGAAGTCGTCGTATTGGTTCGTGCCGTTCCCTGGTGGCGGGGTCACCATCAACGGCTACGAAGTGAAGTGGCTGAAGATCCCGAAACCGTTCGATTGGGGATACGCGGCCGACATCACCGAGGCGGCGCTCGACTACATGCGCCAGGGCGACGCGACGCGGTTCCGCGAGATGAAAGAACAGCTCGTGGGCACGAACCCGGCGCAACTGATTCCCGCGCTCCTGCCGACTGGCATCCTGCCGCTCGTCGAGGTGTGGGCGAACTACTCCGCCTTCCGCGACACGCACATTGTGCAGCCGTGGGATCTCGACCTCGAGACCGACTTGCAGTACTCGGAGTGGACGAGCACGGTCGCGAAGCAGCTCGGTCAGGTGATTCCCGTGGCGCCGGCACACATCGATCACCTGATATTCGGATTCACTGCGGGGTTCGGGCGTGGTGTCGTCTCCGGCATCGACACGGCGCAAGGGTTGCTCGGGATCGTGCCGCGCAGGGACATGCCGGCCGGACACGTGCAGCAGCTGCCGATCGCCGGGACGTTCCTGTCGGATGGATCGTTCGGATCCGGCGCACAGAGCCTGCAGGACCTCTACGACCTCGCTGACGCGCTCGAGAAGGTCGAACGGAGCGTGGCTGAGGATCTGAAACAGGGCAACCGGGCGAGCGCTGTCGAGCGCACTGAACGCGCTGAGGCCAGGTTACCGATCGCCTGGGGCGAGCGCGGACGCATCACGGCAGCCCGGCAGAGTCTGAAGGATCTCGCGCCACGGATTCGACAGATTTACGCGGCGCCGGCGAGCGAGGTAACGCCGGAACAAAAGCGCGAGCAGCTCGATGCCGTGCGGGCGCAGATGGTCAGCATTGCCCGCCGGGCTCTTGGGAAGTCCGCGCTGCCGGAGCGGCAGGCCCGATGACGTGTGCGACGTGCGGCGCCGGGATGACGGAGCTGCGCGTCGAGGTGGATCTCTCCGAGCCGCCACTTCACCTGTACTGGTTGACGAAGCGACTCGGTCAGCCGGCGCGATTGGCGCCGGCGAACGTCGCGCTCTGCGACACGTGCCAGCGTGCCGACCTCGTGCGGCCGGCGCCGGCACCTGTCGCCCCTGACGCGAGGGGTCTCGTGGTGAGACTCTTCTTTGGCGGCTGAAGTAGGCACCATGAAACATCTTGCGCTGCTACTCATGTTCGTCGTCGCCGCGCCAGTCTCCGTCTCCGCGCAAGTCACCATCCCCGCTGGGGATTCGATCCAGGACGCGGTAAACCTCAACCCGGCCGGGACCACCTACATCCTCGGCACGGGCTATCACCGCATCACGACGGGCGTCACGCTCAAGAATGACGACATCGTCGAGGGCGTGATGGGGACTATCGTCTCGGGCGCTCGAGTCCTCACGGGCTGGACCGCCCTGGATGGCCGCTGGTATGTGACCGGCCAGACGCAGCAGGGCACGGCCGACATCCCGGCCGGGTCCTGCCTACCGGCCTACCCGCGGTGTAACAACCCAGAAGACCTGTTCTTCGACAACATCCAGAAGTACCACGAGGACGCCCTGGCCGACGTCGGGCCCGGAGAGTACTTCTTCGACTACGCCGCCGATCGCATCTACGTCGGAGACGACCCGACGAGCGCCACCGTCGAGACGAGCGTCACGCCGCGGCCGTTTCTCCATGGCGGCGCCACGGGCGTCACGATTCGCTACCTGACCATCGAGAAGTTCGCGGCGCCCACGGGCGACGGGGCGCTCGGGCTCTGGTCCGGCTGGCTCGCCTTCCAGAACACGATCCGGTGGAACCACGGCGGCGGCATCTATCAGGTCACGCTCAGCACGGCGACGCAGAACGTCGTGACCTACAACTGCGGCATGTCCATGATGGGCGCCGGCAGCGGCATCCTCGTCTTCCAGAACGAGATCAGCTACGGCAACGTGATGGCCGGGAGCGCCCAGACGTGCGGCTACGACGTCCTCTGGGGCGCTGGGTGCTCCAAGTGGGTATCCACGCAGGATCTGATTGTTCGAGGCAACTACGTCCACGACTGCTACGGTCCTGGCATCTGGGCCGACATCGACAACGAAGACGGACTCATTGAAGACAACGTCGTCTCGTTCTGCCGACGGTCTGGCATTTTCTGGGAACTCAGTTTCGCGGCCGTCATCCGCAACAACACGCTGACCCAGAACGGGCTCGACACCATTTATGGGTTCTACCCGACGAACGGCGGGATCGAGGTCACGGCCGCCGCGAACGTCGAGGTCTACGGAAACCTGCTGTACGACAACTACAACGGGATCATGGTCATGGACGACGACCGGAACGGCGCGATGGGCGAGTTCAATTCGGTGAACGTCTACATCCACAACAACCTGATCGACCAGCGCAACATCCCAGGGACCAGCGGGTACAACGGGCTGATGGATTTCGAGGACAACACCCCGACCGGGCCAGCCTTTCAGCCGATGGCAAACAACCGATGGGCGAACAATACCTATTGCCTGGGGGCTGGCCCGCTCTTCTTCTCCTGGGAGGGCGAGGACCTGACCGCGGTTGAGTGGCGGGCGCAGGGTCAGGATACGGCTGGCAACTTCGCGTGCGGGGTCGGGCCACCGGTTCGGTTGCGTCTGATCAGCGTGCGGTAGGCTGCACCAGTCAGCGGGGGCGTCGAGGTGGCCGACGACCGGCGCGTTCAGCGATTGAGCCACCACGCCATCACGATCAACGCAACACTTGCCACGACAACATAGGCCAGCGTCTCCAGGCAGGACGACGGCTCCGGTCTACGGCTTGGCTTCACGGCCAAAGCTCCACCAGATCGGGACGACATCAGCGGTCGGCTCGATGTTCATGCGCGTGCAGTGCTCGAGGAAGGACGCGCGCTGGTCTGGCGTCATGGTCTCCAGCGTGGGGCACTGATCGTCTGCGGGCGGATCGGGGCGCGGGTGTTCAGGGTGGTGTCTCATCGGCTTGACTCCGGAAAGTCGGCGCCGCGGAGACGTTCGTCAGTGTGGTTACGCACTTCTCGCCTGCCGTTTCTGGCCGGCCGGTAGGTCGACGACGAATGTCCGACTACCGGCCGGTTGATGGAGAGAGCGATCGGTACGCGGAAATGGGCTGTCTTTCGCGAATGCGAGGTCTTCGAACGCGCCCGAACCGACTGCTCTCAGATACATGGTGCCATCGTCTCCGCGTGTCTGGTGTAGAGCAAAGCGGATGCCGAGCCGGTGGAATTCCAATCTCGCGCGTTCGGGTGTGCTGGCGACGAGGCCGGCGGCGTCCGAGAGTTGCTGCCTGACCCACGCGGGCATCACGGCGAGCCGTTGGTGTACCGGCTCGGTGAGTGCCGCTCTCTGGGTCGCCAGCGCGCGAATCTCGGCTTCGCGGGTCTCGATGGCCTGAAAGATCGTCGTGCTTCCTGCGCCATTCTCGACGGCCGCGACGAGGTGGCGGAGTTTCTCAACCGTTGTCTGGTGCGCCTGGTCGAGCGCCTCGCGCTGTGCCGGGCGTTGGTCGTGGAGCGCGTTGAGCGCCGCCGCGAGCTGTGTCGTGAGGTAGTCCAGCGTCTCAGGCTTCAGGAGTTCCGCCTGTAATCCAGCCAAGAGCGCCCGTTCGGCCGGCTCGACGCGGACGTTCCGGGTGTTGGTGCAGCTGTTCTCGCCACGATGGGCCCGCTGGCAGCCGTAGTACCGATAGCGGCGCCCGCGATACGCCCGATTTGTCACGATACCGATGGTGGATCCGCACTCCCCGCACGAGAGGAACCCGCCGAAGAGTGTTTTCGAGTGGACCCCGGAGTGTCGTCCGCGGAGCAAGTTCGAGCCCGGCTGCCGATGCGCGTCGAGTCGCGCGTCCGTCTCGATGCGTCGAGCCTCAGCGCGAGTCCATAGATCGTCGGTGATGATGCGGAGCGCGGGCGCGGGGAGCGTGTGCCACTGGTCTTGCGCGACGAGTCGTGAGGCTTTGAACCGCGCGCCCGGGCGCCTGGTCCGCTGCGTCCGTCCCCAGACCAGTTGCCCGGTGTACTTCGGGTTTCGAAGGACGCGCTTCACGGCGCCGACGCGCCAGCCGTGGCCGCGTGGACCTCGCGGATACTCGGTCGCTACGCGCGACAGGATCGATGGGATGGTGTGTCCTGATGCGTACCACTCGAAAATCTGCCGCACGACATTCGCCTCGAGCGGGTCCACCTCGAGCCGGTGCCCGATGATGGTGCCCGGCCGCTGCGGGTCGTGTACGGCGATGCTCTGATAGCCGAACGTGCGGCTACCGGCGCTGAACCCGCGCGAGACCTGGCCCTTCAGTCCGCGCTTAATCTTCGCGGCCATCTCGCGAAGGTACAGCCCGTCCACGAGACCGTGCACGGCGATCAGTGTCTCGTGCTGCTCGGACTCAGAGTCGATGCCCTGGCTGATGTAGACCACGCGCACGCCGGCGAACGTGAGGCGCTGCACAATGCGGAGCGCATCGGAGAGATCGCGCGACACGCGGCTGCTGTCGTCAACGAGTAGGACGTCGAAGGGCCGCGGCGAGCTCGCGGCGGCCGTCAACAGCGCTTGGAGTCGTGGGCGTCCGTCGAGTGACGCCCCGCTGACTGCGGCATCGGTGTAGACCTGATCGGGTTGCCACGTCCAGTCGTGACGTTCCGCGTAGTCCTGGCAGTTGCGGAGTTGGTCGTCGATCGAGGTGTCGCGCTGGAGGTCAGAACTGAATCTCGCGTAGGACGCGGTGCGCATCGAGCGATGATTGTAGCGCTCGCGTCAAGAGCGGCTTCAGGTGTCGAGCAGTTCCGGATGCGTCAACGCGCGATAGAAGAAACAATGGTAGAACGCGCCGAGCAGCACGAAGATCCCGGCGCACAGCAGGTATAGGTTCGGTGATGCGCCGCGGCTTGGTGGACCGTTAACTATATGGACCGCGAGGCATAGCAACGCTGCGGCGTCCCACCAGAGAGCGATGAGGAGACTGCTGAACCAGCCGTGACGTGCCGCGCTCATCGAATCCTGACCTCCGCTGTCACTCATCCGTGTAATTTTGGGCGTTGCCAGACTGCCGTCTCAAGTGTAACGTTCGCACCTCGGCCGTTTACGGATAACCCTATCCCTTCCCCCAGGTGGTGCCCATGTCGTCGGCGTCGCGTCGTCGCGTACTCGCGCTGCAACGATTCAACCGGTTAACGCTGGAAGATCAGAGACATACACTCGGGTTCATGGCGTCTCTCCTGAAGGCGCCCGCTCTCCCAGTAGTCGGTGCGCGTACCGCAAGACCTCGGCGCGCTGCTCGCGCTGCAGCCGGGCCCATACCGAAGGCGGCTTCTCGTGGGCGTCGGCCCCCCCACCGACGATCCTGATGTCGATGTTGAGCACGTGGGCGATTCGGTAGAGCAGCAGGATGCCGACGTTCCCGCTTTGCTCCGCGCGTAACACTAACTCCCGTCCCACCTTGGCCCGCTCCGCGACTTCTGCTTGCGAGAGCTTTTGTCGCTCGCGCTCCTTGCGTAGCACATCCCCGTACGGCTTCGCCATTCCGCCCCATCCTAAGCGTCGGAAGTATCCGACACAAGCGCAAATCCCTGACTACTAAGGACTTGTAGGTTATTTCAGGCAGAGTGTGAAAAAGGCGCATTTCGCGCTTGACACGGTGTCTGATATTTCCTACATTGTCTGGCGTGGCGAAGTTAACCCTGCTTGATGCGCGCGGGCTCCTGAACTGGTCGCAAGCGCGTCTGGCTGAAGAGGCCGGGCTGAAGACGACGGCGATTTCGGACATCGAGACCGGTCGCACGAAGAACCCTGGATACACCAGCGTGATGCGTATCGTGGCCGCGTTGCAGCGCGGCGGGCTCGCAGGGCTGGTGGCCGAAGACATTTTTCCGGTACCTGACGATGCCGAGGTCAGAGCGTCCGTATGACCTCAGCGCTTCTTGGTCCTCCCTCCGTTGAACGTCTCGAAGGCGGCGAAGCCGTACTCCGCGTAGACCTCCAAGCACGTAATCAACACGAACCGAATCGAGCGGCCTTCAGCCAGCGCGCGGTCGGTGGCGCGTTTCCAGAGCCCTTTATCGATGCGTTTGAGCATGTAGCGGTGGGTCGTCACGTCTCCGATTGTCGGGGGGTGATTGCGTCGTTCGACCTCAACCGCGCTCACTTTCTGTCGCGCCGGGTTACCCACGGATGCCCCGGAGCAGATCCGCAGGTGAGTCGATGACGCCCGCGCTCAAGGGGTTCCTCGATCGCGTCGTGGTGCCGGCACTGGTGGATCGGTTCGTCTCCGAGACCAGATCGGTTGGCGACGATCAGCCTTCACTTGCAGGTAAGGCGGGGAGTGCGGCGCGCGGTCAGGACTCGAATGATCTGACGTCGGCGGGGACGGCACTGAGCGCGCCGGGCGGGGTGAGTCGTTCATGAGCGGCAGTGTGGAGCCCGGCGATGACGCCCCACCAGTCCAACGTTTGGATGGGCCATCAAAGGGGGTCCAAAAATTGGACCGCACGTTGCCGGACATCAGCCTCGAGATGGCGAAGGCGACTCTCGGCGGCGCCGTCGGTAGCGCGCTGCGACGGACCGATTCGGTCCTCAAGGACTTCGGGGATGCGTCGCAAGTCAAGCGGGTTTGTGACGGTGAGATTCCGAGCGTGCTCGCGCGAGTCTGGGCCCGTCCGGACACGCGCCGTGAGTGGTTGCTCGACCTCCTTGAGAAGAGCGGTCTCTTCGAGGTTGAGCGAAGGATTTCGGAGCGGCGCTGATGTGGGGCGTGTGGTCCGCCATCGTCGTCGTCGTGATCGTGACTGCGAAGCACCTCTATGACATTTGGAGAGACTATCCGCCGCGTCCGCGCGTCCGTGGCCGGCTTCGACGTGTCGGGACTTCGACGACGGCTCCGACAGCTGTGGTGCGGACTCCGCCCGCAGGGCCACGACTGGACCCTGACGATCTCGACGTGGCGTCTCCGCGTCTCGTGCCGATGCGGCGTCACCAGTCGTGGTTTCAACCCTGTCGCTGTCCCGGCTGCTGTGCTCGGAGGCAACTGCTCGAGGCCCGCGGCTACGTCGATACAGGTGTCTCGATTGAATCTCGCAATTAAGCCGAGGGCGTCATGGCCGTAGAGACCGATACCCGCGACTTTCTGGCTGAAGCGCAAGAGATCGCGCGCACGGGTGGTGACTGTCGCATTCTCGCGTCGCATCAGCACGTGACGGCCCTGCTCGACTTGTTCGAGGCCACGAAGATCGACCTCGCGCACGTGGGCGCGATCGTCGCGAGCATCATCCTCGACCAGTTGCAGCCCGGTCATGAGCCGGTGATGTGGATACCCGCGTCGATGACGGATCGCATCGCGGCGGCGAAGTGCGGTGTCGTGCTCGAGCGGAAGCACGGCGCGAAACAGGAACTGGTCGGCACGCTCGTGACGCTCGTGTTGCCGACGCCGGCGGCGAAGCAGATGTAACTCGGGCCGCATCGCTGGTGACTCAGCGAGCGGCCCTTACCAGCACAGCGCAACGGAGGCGCTGCACCGATGGCGAAGAAGTTATCACGACATGACGAAGCCTGCGAGTGGTGCGGATCGTTACCGGGTGAAGACCACAAGCCGACGTGTCCGGAGTCCGAGGACGACGGTATCAAGCAGTGCGGATGCTGCGGCGTTTCCTACCTCACGAATTGCGGCTGCGACGACGCCGCAGGAACGGCGGTGCGGTGATGGGCCTGCTGACAAAAGCTGTGGTTGAGCAGTCGCACGCGAAGATCGCCGGCTTCGGCCCTGGCGGTTCTGGGAAGAGCCTCACGCTGACGCTCATCGCGATCGCGCTCTCGAAGACCTATCACGGTGGCGCACCGATCGCGTTGCTCGACACCGAGAAGGCGTCGGACTGGCTGGTGGATATCTACGCCACCGAGAAAGTCGACCTGCTGCGGGTCAAGAGCAAGTCCTTCGTGCATATGAAGGATGCCCACAAGGAAGCCATCGCGGCCGGCTGCTGTGCGTTCCTGGCCGACAGCTACTCGCACCCGTGGGCCGAGCTTCAATCGACGCTGAAAAAGCGGCTCAAGGTGCAGAAGCTCGAGTTCCATCACATGCAGGAGCTGCAGGATCTCTGGAGCGAGTGGGTCGACGACTTCCTGTACAGCCCAATCCATTGCCTCTTCGCCGGGCGCCTCGCCTACGAGTGGGAGAACGAGGTCGATGTCGACACCGGCAAGATGGGATTCCACAAGGCCGGCACGAAGCTGCGGTCCGAGAAGGATGCCGGCTACGAGCCGCACCTGCTGTTCGAGATGCAGGCCGAGCGGGTGATGACCGAGGAGCGCGAGACCAAGGGCGCCGGCGGCCGGAAGAAGCGCACGCGCGTCGATCGGAAGGCGGGTGGGCACTTCATCCACAAGCTACACGTCCTGAAGGACCGCGCCCGTGTGCTCAACGGCAAAGAGTTCACGTTTAAGGACATCAACGACTACAAGGCCGGTGACTGGAAGACGGTCTTCAACGCGCTCAAGCCGCACTTCGAAAAGATCAACATCGCGAGCGGGGTCCACGCGCCGAGCGATCGAGGGCACACCAGCGAGGCGCTGCTCAGCGAGCGCGGTGACCCGGCGTATGCCCATCGGATCAAGCGTCTCGGCATCGTGCTCGAGGAGTTCGACGGCACGCTGCGGAAGCTGTGGCCTGGCGAGACGGCGAAAGAGAAGGCGCTGCGCAATCTCGTCGTCGAGACCGTGTTTCACACGCGGAGTTGGAAGGCCGTCGAGTCGAAGTCGTTGGAGAGCCTCGAGGCCGGCTATGCGGTCCTGCGGCTCTTCGAGCACGAGGCGACGCACGAGCATCCGAATGCGCTGACCGACGCGACGGAGACGGTGGGCGTCCTGAAGATTTGTCAGGACAAGCTCACCGAGGATGCGCGGTTGGTGGCTGCCGCGGCCGAGGAAGCCGAAAGGAACGCGGTCCTCTGATGGACCGCTACGCCAAACCGGAACCGTGGATGCTCGGCTACCTCTGCGAGCACTGCGACGAAGAGATTTGGCTCGAGCAGGCGGTGGTCGTCATCGACATCGATCACTCCGATGCGCGCGGCGGGCCGGTCGCGAAGGTCGCACACGCCACCTGCGACGACCAGTCGAAGGCGGTGGCGTGATGTTCAACACACGTCGCTGTTCCGACTGCCGAACCAAGTTCACGATGAAAACCGATCGTGACGAGCAGTGCCCGCGGTGCGCGCGAGGCGACGACGACGCGCAGCCTCGCAACATCGACCCGTCTCGCGCACGGGCCTGGCGAGCTCGGGTACTACAACTTCAAGCACGGCCGGCAGAACATCCCGCTGTTTCATCGCGGCGCCGGCCGCGCGAGGTCAGCCGAATGAGCATCATCGGTCTGTGCATTGTCGTCAGTGTCGGAGTCGTGCTCTTGGTGATGCGCGTGCGGGCCGGCCGCCGGCGCTATCGACCGGACTATCAGGAGCCCACGTCAGAAGCCGGTTTGTACTGAAGGGAGCAGGTGAATGGACCCAGAGAGATTCGGGCCGAGTCAGTTGACCGCGTTGGAGATTGCGGCCGTGTGCCACGCGGCGAACCAGATGCTGTGTCTGACGCAGGGCGACACGAGCCAGCCGGATTGGATGCAGGCGCCGCAGTGGCAGCGCGATAGCGCGGTCGCTGGCGTCATGGCGATCGTCAAGAACCCGGCGACGACACCGGAGCAGAGTCATGAGGGCTGGCTGGCGCACAAGCGCGCGGACGGCTGGACGTACGGCGAAGTCAAGGACGCGGCGGCGAAGACGCATCCGTGTTTCCGGCCGTACGCGGAACTGCCGGCGCGCCGCAGCGCGTGAAGGACGCACTCTTCGGCGCGGTCGCGCGGGCGTTGCTGTTCGAGGTGCACGAGCCGGCATCGGTCGGCGCGTAGTTCGACGCGGGGTGGGGGAGAGGTCTATCCCGGCAGCCTCATAAGCTGCATTTCGCCGGTTCGAATCCGGCCCCCGCAACCAGATGTTGAGTTGCAGCCGATGGCGCTTCACAGCGCACTGTGACATCGGTGAGCCGTCAGCCCTTGAAACCTGACGGGTAGCAAATGGGGGACAGCCGGGAGAGACCGGCAACGCATTTATTTTTCTCAACAACTTGACGGTAGACGGTAGACCGATGGCGACATCACCCATCTCGGACACCGAACGCGCGAAGACCAAACCGCTGTGGAAGCCGATGCGCGGCACGGCCAAGCGTGAGCGCGAGGACCGGCGCGACGGCGTGAAGTCTCACGAGGCGAAGAACAAGACGGCCGCTCGGAAGGGCGACGACTACGCCTGTCGATTCCCGCGGTGCTTCTGCCATCGACAAAAGATTGCGCCCGCGGTGGCGCACCTCGATCACAAGGGCATGGGTGGGAACCCGGCCGGTGATCGCTCCGACGATCGACTCCTCATCTGTCTGTGTCCCGCCCGGCATCGCGAGAGCCGTATCAGCCTCGACGCCGGCAGCATGAAGGTGCGACCGCTGACAAAGCTCGGCACGCGCGGTCGGTGCGAGTTCTACGTGGACCTCAACGCGCTCGACAAGGTGCCAGCCGCACCGAAGCGCCCGCGGTGGTTCCTCGTCGCCACCGAGCGGGAACTACACATTTTCGAGATGTTCAGTCGAGAGCAGGCGCTGATTCTGGACCGCATCTCGGAGATCGTTTCGTGAACGAAGGCGACCTGTTCGGGCCGGACATCAGCGACGCACCGCGTCAGACGGTCGATCTCGGTGACGCCGGTGATCCCATCGACCTCACGGCGCAACAGCTCGTGAATCGGTGGGTGTTCCTCGAGCATCAACGTCCGGCGGCGTTAAAGGAATTGCGCGAGCTCATTGAGACGGTCAGGGGTGGCGCGTGACGGATCAGTCCCTGCTCTTCGAAGGTCTCGACCCGACCGCTCGGCACGAGGGTGACTTCTATGCGACTCCGCGATTCCAGCTCGAAATGTTGCTGTCACGGCTGTCGTTTCGACCCGCGCGCGTCATCGAACCTGCTGCTGGCAATCTCGCCATCGTCACGCCGCTCCGGAAGTCAGGGATCGAAGTCTGGGCCAACGACCTTGTGAAGCGAGACGAGCCGCTCGACTCGGTCATGGATGCCAAGCACTCGGCGTTTTGGGCCACGGCGATGAATCAGGGCTTCAGCGATGCCGTGGTGATCACCAACCTGCCGTTCAACGAGGCGGCGCCGATTCTGTTCTGGGCGATCCGGTTTTGCCGGGTCGTCTGCACGATCCTCCGTGTCACGTTCGACGAACCCACCGAAGACCGCAACGAGTGGCTGGCCGCGAATCCGTTAGCCGGGCGGGTCGTGATGCCGCGCTACAGCTACCGGAAGAACGGCAGTGGAGACTCAACAACGACGGCCTGGCACATCTGGTCCTCGATCCCGAACGTGGTGAAGCCGCATGACGTGGTGACGCTAGCCGAGCGGGATCGGCTCATCGCGAAGTACGGAGACCGATGAACCTCGCCCACGAGAAGCCCGGCGACGAGCTCGAGGCTGATGCTGCCCTTGCGGCCATCGAGACGAAGCTGCGGTCGGCGCTGCCGGACTTCCATCTGTACGGCCACGTCAAGGCGCTCACGGTCTCGAAGGCACCTCGAGGCGTGTTCGTGGACGTGACGTTCTCGAGGCGCCGCGGGATCGGGGTGCAGCGGGTGCGGGGCATCGTCTCGAGAGCGTGGGCGGAATCGTTGTGTGGGCAGTTACGGAGCGTGCTCGATGCCTAACCCCATCGACGAGGGGCTCGAGCAGTGCGACCGCTGGCTCCATGCGCTCGACGTCGAGCGGGACGAGGTCATGCAGTTGATGACCGACCTCCGCGCGCTCCGCGACAAGGTGCCGATGCTGTTCGAGCAGCGACCGCGGCGGAACGTGACGGCGGTGCTGCCGGCGATCAAGAAGGCGCTTAGGGTGAAGGCGAGTTGAAAGGGGAGGGTGATGCGGACGTTCACAGAGACAGTGCGGGATTTGCGTCAGGGCTCAGCGGAGTCAGACATCAGCCGCGACCTGGCCGATCTGGTGCAGGCGATTCGCGAGACCGGGCGGGCGGGCTCGATCACGGTGACCTTGTCGTTGAAGCCGGTCACGGCCGGCGACGGCACACAGCTCATCGTCGAGGACAAGGTGACGGTGAAGAAGCCGATGCCGCAGCGTGGCAGCACGGTTCTTTTCGCCACTGAGGATAACGAGCTGTCGCGGCGCGATGCCCGGCAGCCGGAACTGAGCGGTCTGCGTGATGTCAGCGCAGCGCCGGCGCGGGTGATGGAGTTCCAATCGGAGGCAGCGCAGCAGTCATGAACCAAGACACCACGATTCCTAACGTCGCCAGCATCCTGGCGGCTATCAACGCCGGCAAGATCATCGGCGGCGCCGAACCACGGACAGGTGCCTACGATCGCAACGAAGAGGACGGCGTCGATGCGATGCCGTTCGTCATCGTGCCGAAGGACTGCGACCTGAAGAGCCTCGAGCATCTGCTGCAGCGCGATGTCCCGAAGCGCCGGACCGCATCAGTCACGCTCTACGACCCTGACAGCTTCGCCGGCTACGTCAATGCGTTCAAGGTGCCGGAGACCCGGCTGTTCGCGGACATCCAGCAGCGCACCATCCTCGCGATCGTTGACTACCACGAAGGCGGCGCCGCGGGAAAAGCCCGGTGGGGCTCGCATCGCGCGACGTTGACGCTACGCGCCACGGTGCCCTGGGCGACATGGAGCGATCAGAACGGGAAGCCGATGACGCAAGCCGCGTTCGCGGCGTTCATTGAAGACAACCTCGTGGATGTCGCGTCACCGGACGGCTCGGTAGTGCTGGCGGTGTCGCGGTCGATGGAAGCCACGAAGGGGTTGAAGTTCTCGTCGGATACGCGGCTCGACAACGGGCAGGTGCAGTTCGCCTATCACGAAACCGTGGACGGCGCGGCGCGCATCAACGAGCGGCGCGTGCCGATTCCACCGGAGTTTATTCTGGCGCTCGCGCCGTTCGAGGGCGCGGAGCCTTACAAGGTCACGGCCCGACTGCGCTACCGCATTCAGGACGGCAAGCTGCAGATGTGGTTCGACCTCCTGCGTCCGCAGCGCATTGTCGAGGACGCCTTCGGCAAGGTGCTCGAGACGGTGGGTGTGGCGACTGGCAGCGTCATTCTGCGCGGTCAGGCGCCGGCGGCATTCTCGTAAAAGGGAGAGCGCTCCGATGCGGAAAATGCCGAAGGTCTCTCAGGAAGCCAAAGACGTCATCGTCGGCGTCGGCTATCTGGTCGGAGCGCTCTTCCTCATCGTGTTCGTGTTCGGGTGCGGCTTTATCGCAGGGCGGTTCTCCTGATGGCGTCGTGTGTCACCGTCCCGTGCGCCGACGCCACCGAGTGCCCGATGGTCGGCGGGTGCCAGCAGAAGACCGCGCCGCCGGCGCCCATCCTCGAGCCGAACGAGCTGCGCGACGACGCGCGGGCCCTGGCCGGCGGGAAGCCGAGGCCATCGAGGGACCCGCACAAGATCAAGCGCAATCGGAAAGCGTTGACACCATGAGGAATATGAGTTTCGCGCTGACCACCGAGCAGGTGAGGAACCGGACGAAAACCGTCACGCGGCGGCTCGGGTGGAAGTTCGCGAAGCAGGGCGACATCGTGCAGCCGGTCGTCAAGGGGCAAGGGCTGAAGAAGGGCGAGACCGTCGAGAAGATCGGCGCCCCGATTCGCGTGCTGAACGTCCGGCGCGAACCGCTGCATCTCATGGCGACCCGCTACAGCATCGAAGCCGTTCGTGAGGGATTCCCGCAGCTCACCAACGAGGCGTTCATCGCGATGTTCTGTCAACACAACGATTGCACGCCGGACACCGAAGTCACGCGCATCCAGTTCGAGTACCTCTGATGAGCGCAAACAGCTCGATCGAATGGACGGACACGACTTGGAACACGGTGCGCGGGTGCTCGGTCATCTCACCCGGCTGCGTGAAACTGCTACGCCTTGGTGGGTGTCTTGTTGTTGCGAATGTTGTTGAAGGTGTTCTCCACGAGGGATTTCATGCCGCCGTGGTACAGCGCGGTAAGGAACTGGAGAGTGTTCTGGGCGTTCCCATCGAAACCCCAAGTGCAGTCGTTCGAAAAGGAGCAGTGGGTCATATTCGGTGGTGGTCCTCCGTTGAAGACCAGTTCGCATTTTTGAAAGTCGCAGTGGTCGAACGATTGGCCGTCTATCTGAATACGCTCGTTGTTGAACTTAACGTCCTTGTGCGTCATGGGCCTATTCAGCTAATGCGTTTCATGTGGTGCTCGGCTCTACGTCCTATCGCCAACGAAGCCCTCGTTGTCGGCGCGGAAACGCATGTTCTCCTTGTTGCAGCCGGAAATATCGCGGCAGCGTGGGCATCGCACGACGTTTCCAATCAACGTGGACGTAAAGAACGCTTGCTCGCTGCCAAACTGAATTGGCGAAGCGAACCATTCTTTGCACTTCTCGCATCTGATGTCGCAGGTCGGCATGTCGGGCCCTTTCGCTTGTTGCGTGGCAGTTGGAGAAGCCTTTTTTCAAGGCATCTGTTCGCTGGAATGTCAGTGAGCCCAGCGCAGAAAGCGGCGGCCGTGCGGGCAGCGCGGGTTCAGGCACAGCGCGCCCGCGCCGCAGTCCTCGTCGTGGTTCATCGGCAGATCGGG